GTCTACGCTTTTTTAATTTCATAATATTTATCAATTTTATCTTTTTCCTCTTCTGTTATCTCTTCTAAAAACAATAAATACTCGTCAAGTCCAGCCATCGTCAAAGGAGTCTCCATTTGAAATTAAGTTTTCTCGTATTTGTAGAGTCATTTATTCCACTTCCTTATTTTCTAATTCATCCATAAGCCTGTTCAATAGTTTATCCCACGTTTCATTCTTATTTCCAATAGTTCCAAGTCTTTCTCTAGTAACTTTCTTTATTGGTATAGTGGTATCCTCTTCTTTGCGTACCATACTAAGTACATAGGGTCTTATAACATATAAAGATTTGCTGTACTATTCAGTACCAAATTATAATATACACTACAGTACAACTATATACACTAATGAAATGGTTAACGAAACCATCCAAACAAGTCTAAAACGCTATCGAAATAATCGATATCTGTTGCCGCATAGAAGATGATATTTAATTTTGCTATACGTTTCTCAATGTTTATTTACAAAAAAGTTCACGGTTTTCGGTCATAACTTGTCTATTCCTATATGATGTAGAATAATTTTATTTCCTCAACATAGGCAGAAACTAAGGACATTTTTACATATTGAAAACTCAGATTTTAGAAACTAATTTTATTTAGGTTAACATATACTTAAATCGTTATCAAGTAAGTGAAGTACATAAAATGACATTAGAAACTTGTATTATTCAGTACTTAATTATAATCTAATGTTTATGAGTTCAATGTACACATTCTGTACATGAGTTTTAAAGTACATTATTGTATAACATTGTGTAGTGAAAAATAAATTAAGTTTTTGAGTTGCAGAGGGTAGATGTAAAATAGTAAAAAGATAGAGAAACGTATAGGCAAAAAAAGAAAGATGGTTATTGATATCGTTTTTCATTCTGTTTCAGTATTCCCCATCCAAGAAGCCGATCTTCAATATCTCGGAATAGATATATTTTCCATGTTCTAACTCACACATAAGCCCGCAATCGTCACCGTTATCTAATTTGCAATAATATACAGAACGCTCATCGAAACATCCTATTACGCGTTTTGGATTTGGTACTTTTCTATCAAGGAAATATCGTTTTAGTAGATTTAATAACGATTGCATTTTAAAGCACCTTATCACTAACTATATGTGCTCCCTGCGGAACGATCAACCCAAGAGAAGCCCATCCAAACGAGTAATACCCAAGAAGCCCGATAAATCCCCAGAATAAGGGACTATGTAAAGCTCCTCTATGTTTGAATAACTTGTCTATAATCCATCCTATTAAGAATAATCGTTTCCTAGATCTTGAATTAGTATCCAGGTCGCAGGTGATAAACAACGTGCCGATTATCCAGAGTGTGATAAAAACGGAACTCTGTAAAATATCAAGATGTTGCCAGCCTAAAAAGAAAGTAGCTGGCAGTAACAGGAGAAAGTTTAAGCGTTCATGGTTTTTTCCGTTCATTTATTCCCCAGCAGCCTCATATGTCATTTTAAAAATATCATCCTGTATAGCCCATCTTTCCCCTTTCGCTCCGGTTGCTATCCAGCCATTTAGAGGGATGTATAGCCGACCTTCGAGAGTATCGAGATATGGTCCTTTCTCGTCTATTCCATCTTCAAGTCCTGGGCGGTACTGTCCAGCTTCAATTAATGCGGTTTTTCTGTGTTTCATTGCATCACCTCAAGCTATAACCTCATCAATCTTATTCTGAATATGAGCCCCCTTTATCTTTGGATACCTTCCAACTAAAAGCCCCAATACGTTCTCAGGATCGGCATTTACGGCGACATAATGATAATTCCATTTGTTATCTGTATACCTAACGTATACGAGGTTATCAGCTTTGGAATCCTGAATTATATCCTCGATCTCGCATTCGCATCTGAAATGTTTAATATCTGATCTTGAGCTTAACAGAGTTCTTACAGCCGACTGCTCATCGAATGCTCTAATCATTATATAATGATCCTGCCATTCTTGAGTATTATAATTGATAACGTAATGGCTTTCTTCTGGTTCTTGTACGGTTTCATGCGCTGCATTTGCCACAGTTACATTAGTGCCAAGCACTTTGTTTATTATGTCAATAAGGTTAAGTTTCATCTCACGGCAACCCCCTGAAAGCTCCCAGTACTCCACATGATAGCAGCCTGTCTTTCTTCCTGTTCTCTACACTTCAAGTACTCTTCAAGTTCTTCATAGGTCATATTCTCCCAACCCCTACTGACCAACAGCCCCACCATATAAGAGCAAACGCTGAATAACAGAACATGTCGAATATAAGTCCTAATGTCTTTACGAGTTTCATGTTTCACCTCTAATTTATTTAATTAGTATATACATAACACAACATATACATAAATGTTATGTTTGGTATATGCAAAGAATGTGTTCTACAGGTGAAATACTAGAAAAAGAGAGAAGTATTTAGAAAATAAGTAAGAAAAGAGTAAAATTATCTAGGTTCTCTTATTTCTAAATCGTCTGTTTCATCGTCGTAAAACGCCATTAAGTCAACGTTTGGTATTATTCCAGTCGTCTTTTCTATCCCAGGCGGGACTATTTTCTCTATCAATTCTTTTTTCAAGTATATAGTACCCGAGCCTCTTTCTGGGTTTATATTTAGTCTCACTGTCGATTTGTGTATTGTCATATGATCACTTTGTATATTTCCTAATCTCAATATCAAGCAATCTAGTATATATTTGTTTCGTAATATCATAACATATCAATACATGACATAACTTATATATACATGGAATGTTTAGTATATGTATAAAATGTTTATGAGGTGAAATAATGGTATCAAAAGCAGAACGAGAAATTCAGAAACGTATGTCAGCGAACAAACTCTTTAATCAAAATATGAAAAAGCCGAGGAAGTAACTATGAAAATTGCAGCAAAAATTCTACTGGTGCTACTCATGGCATCTATTATTTTACCTGGATTTGCATCAGCAGCTGAGCCAGGTGCGATTCCGGAAATAGGCAATATCACTGGACCATCTACTACCACAGATGTTACTGGCGGGCTTGGGATATTTTCAAAACTTGGACAATTCTTAATGGATTATTCAATCCACATAGCGGTATTCGTAATGGTGCTAGCTATAGTGATATTGTCAGCAAGGGGTTCGTGGGCTCGCAGTAATCAGCGCTCAGAAGAAGCGTCTGAGAGTAGGTCAAATACGAAAGGGCTAATCATAGACGGTGTAATGACAATGGCAGCCTTGATGTTCGTATTTTTTATTTTGGCACCGTTTGTGAAGAGTTTCATTCCAACATAAAGAGGTAAACACATGGATGAATTTCAAAAAGAAGACATGATAAAGAGTGTTTCGGCTACAGTAGAAAAGAACTTCTGCGCAATAAAGCGCGAAGACCTGTATAAAAAATATCAGAATACTAACCCGGAAACACTGAAAAGTGTAATTGAGACTATGAAAAGTCGTGGTCTCTTGAGATACGACCAAAAGAACGACAAATACCGACTGGTGTTGTAAATGAATAAACTGTTTGTCCTGCTAATCTTATTACTCTCGATGTATTTTATTGATGTTGTTAGCGCAGGACAGACAATTTATTTAGATCCTACTGATGAAGATGGGATCAATAAGGCACTAGAAGCCGCTAAAAATGAGCCTGGAACTACTACAATAATACTAAATCCAGGCACATATGAAATTAAAGGCTCTCTAATTATCTATTCTAATACTGTTTTGAAAGGCGACCACGCTAAAATCTTAGTTTCCTCAAAATCAAAACAGTGGTTTATCCCTCCAAATGGGATAATCACAACTAAAGGACCCGTCGAAAACGTCACAATTGAAAATCTTATAATAGACGGCAACTGTCACATGCTCCCGGCGAAATATGCAGATACACCGGGACATAAACACGACTGCGAGAAGCTCATTATCATAAAGGGGTACAGTAACAAAAATTCAAAAAATATAGTTATCCGTAACTGTATATTTGCAAATGCCTTTTCTGATGCTGTTTATGTCGCACATTCAAAAGACGTAATCGTAGAAAATAATCAAATTTCAAACTGCCAGCACTCTTCTATTTATTTTTCATGTGTTGTTAGTGGTCTTATTAAGAAAAACGATATCGCGGGGATAACAAGCGATAACGTTCGAGTTGAAAATTCTAAAAATGTAAAGGTACTGTATAATAATCTGTATGGATATTTCGGGAAAAAATCAAATGGAGCTTACCAGGGTGGGCACAATTTAGTACAAGTAGGGGACCAGGGCTTTTCTCATGGGTATGGTTCACCTAAGTCGATACATACTGAAAATATCGAAATCGCTTATAATACATTTTCAGGAAAACATCTGAACACTATTTGGATAGATGCTGCTGGAAAAACCCCCACAAAAAACCTTTGGATTCATGATAATGAATATGTCGATATGCCGGAAATTGAAAGGGACGGATACAGTGCAGAAAACCCGCCTTCAATCGAAGAAACCGAGGAGATATTCACAACCTTGAAAGATCTCCTTAAAAGAGATTACACTTTCCAGTATTTGAATATGGAGCAGGATTTAGAAGCATCTGCCGAAGTTGTTTATCACAACTATTCAACTGCTCCGTATAGCATACTCACAGTCGAAGGCGAGGAAGCTATAGGGGTCATTAGAGTTTCATACGACGGGAAAACAGCCAGGCACTTTATAGGCCGGGATATGTGGGTCGGGGAGTTTCAGAGAGTCGGGGATGGCTGGTATATTCCCGGCGAATTTGATTTTAAAAAGCTGAAAATAACAGTTTACTCGAAAAACGGATTTAAAACGCTAGCAGAAGATGAAATAGAAATCAGGAACGCGAAAATCGGGTTAGCTGCAATTAGTGTTGATCTGTTCAATTATATTGCAACGCTGGCGATTTCTGGAATATCAATAACAAGAAGCATCAGGAGAATTTTATAATGAGGCTGAAATGCGTATTAGTTCTATTGATACTGCTTATATCCATGACCGGGGCGGCTCTTGCTGCAGAGGAAAAACTGAAGGTCAGGAACTCGGACGGTGAAGAAGTAACAAGGGACACGACCCCTAAAAAATCAATGACTTTAGAGGATGCCGTTTCCCTTAATGCTGACATGGAGGACGCTGGAGTTCTGAGTAATGACAATGAAGACGAAGAAACCGAGGAAGACGAGGCTCCTGAGAAATCATATAATAAAGAAATAGTTGAAGATGAAGATTATATAAGAAACGAAGTTGCGGCCGGAAACGAGCAATTTTTAACCGGGTTATTCACAGGGATTTACACAGAGTTCCAAAATTCTAGCGTAAAGGATGAAAACGGCAATGTGGCAGGTATGATTTATACAGTCGTCACTTTTGTCCCGAACCCTTACGAGAATAATACAATAGTGGACTTATACGGCGGGTATGTCAATCTCTGTATATTCCTTACAGTTATGTTCGTTTTAGGGGAATCCGTTAATCGTAGTGCTGCCAGGATGAAAATAACTTCAGGTTCTAAGTATAGTCTCCCTCCTAGAAGGCTTATAGGCGGGCTTGCTATGTGCATGTTTGCGGTAATGGGAAACGTGTTTTACATGCTCATATTAGAGATAATCGAAGCTCTAAACGGCTTCATTACAATGCCCGTAGTTCCTGCAATGACTCCAGACCCAGAGCATTTCTTTACGTTTTTGATGATGGGACTCTGCGACCTGCTTGTAATGATATTTTTTATAGTTCGGTACTTCCTGATTTACACTTTCGCCGTGATTTGCGGGGTTGTTTTTGTCCTGTTAGTTTTCAAAACATCAAGGGACTTCTCACAAAATGTTATCGAGAAAATGATAAGGATTCTAGCCCTTCAGCCAGCTTCTTTGTTTGTCACATCAGTATGCATTTTAGCAATAGATTCGTTACCAATGCCCCTTCAGCGTTTCGGTTATGTAGGGGTTACGGTTGTAATATTCTTAACTTGTTACTATTTCATGTTCGGAAATTTCACGCTGCTTAAAACGGGTATCAGTACCGCAGTCTCAAAAGGATTAGTTAAAACCGGAGTTCGATACAAATGACCAACGAAACACCATATTCACAAGCAAGACCACCAAAAACAATCACAAGAATAAAATCAGACAGGTTCTTAGACCTTACCAACCTCCATACATGGATACTGTTCGCAGCAACAGCCGCATGTATGTATCTCTTCAGGGAGATGTCAAACAGTATAATAGTTGTACTAACAGCAACCAGAAATATGACACCAGAAGAACTGATAACAGATGCTTACATGAACATTCTTATGTATGCTTCAATGCTCGTTTTAGTCGTGTTTTTCTGGTTGAAATATTTTAGAAACGATGATCTCGTGGAATACCAGAAAGACCGGACAGTGTTTTTCATCCAGGGTCTACGCGGGAAGCATGTAATCAATACAATGGCTGAATCAATGGAGAACCTGTTAAAACTCGTTTCTATCGTGGGAATCCATGACAGCACAGACGGGATAAAGGAAACTAAAGCCCCAAAAGGTGTTATAATTGAATTTGGTCCTCATATCTCATTTATCCAGAGATTGAAAATCTTCTTCAGGCTCGAAAAGAAGAAGCTGAATGAATATGGGGTACTGATTGAAACATTCCCGCCCAGGCTCTCAGATGAATTCCGAGAGTTTCACGAGATGGTACTCCAAAAGGTTGTAAACGGGCTTCCGGTTAACACGTTATTTGAAAATATATCCTGCTCTGTGATGGAGCCCAAAAAGCAGGTTTTAGAGTATCTGCTCTCACTAATGAACACCTCAAAGGGGGATGCAAGCGACAAACATCTTGCAGACATGTATCTCAAGATTTCTACTGATAACGAACTTGTAATAAAATGGCGGTATTATTCCTTCATTTCATTGGGAGAGCGTAAAAATATAGCCGCCGCTAGGGTACAGTATGGGGCAATAATCCCAGGGCTCATATCAAGTATGAAAGGTGCTTCTCTGTGCCCGGTAGTGCTCAGAGATCAACAGTCTGTAATTGAAGCTTATAAAATTATGTTAGGGGAGGTAGACGCATGATAATTACAAAAGTTAAAAACTTCAAGAAAGGTGTTAAGAAGAGATGGAACGATGCTGGACACTACGCAGATAATCAGGCATGGTCTAGGTCGTATGCAAGAAAGATTCTTCCAAGCAGGATTGAGGTTTTTGATACAAACCTCATATTTAATCAGAGGTCCGTAGTCAGGACTCTTGTATGTGGGCTTCCTACAGATACCGGATCGGAGGGCTACCCGCGAGACTTCAGCAGCAAAACAATAGAACAGATCCAGAACCTAGCGTTTGATGGTGTTAGGGTCCTGATATCTACGGGCCTTATTCAGTTACCGGGAGTCCATACAAAAGAGACACTTGAGCAGGCACATTTCGATGCAGGGGTTAGGCGACATCAAAACGCCAACGATGGGACTGGAAAAGACGAGCTTGAGCTGATGATGAAAAATCAGGATATCATTCAAAACTATTCTGAGATTTATCTCAAGTCTCAGAAGGCTTTTCATGCGTCCTTTGTTGTGGTTCTGCGCGGGCCCGCTGACTTAGTATTCGAGGCTGAGAGCAAGCTGATAAACATTATCAGAGGGGAAAATATAGAGGTTACTATTCCTAGCAGGCTTCAGCTTGAGATGTTGCAGACGGCTCTACCGGGGCCAGATACACATCCTCGTTCATGGGTTGAAGTTCGTTCAGATGGGGCGGCGATCTTATCCAGCGCAACGAATCTGAACAGCCGGACGGATGAAACGGGGATGTATTTTGGAAAGGATATGCTTACCAATAACGAAGTATTTTACGATCCAGACAGGCTTGCAGCCAAAACACTGGCTATGTGTGGAGCTACAGGGTCCGGTAAAACATATGCTTATCTGCTGCTTCTCATGCGGTTGAAGACTCTGAGAGATGCCAGGATAATATATACAACTCCAAAAGCCGATGAAGGAACTAATTATAGGTCTGTGGCGGCTGCCTTTGGAGACAATGGCTGTATAGCCGATATAGGTATCAATGGATCTGAATATTTCAACCCGCTCGATATCTTGACTGACCTTGAGAGCATGGGCCTGAATAAGCCAGAATTAAAGGGAGCCAGAAAACATATCTTTGAAAATCTTTATGATCTGAAAAAAGGGACACTAATAAACGCTCACCGTATCTGGTTAGCCTCTGAGTTTTCCTCGAATATGGCGAGTTATCTTGACGAGTCACTTGATTATGTGTATGAACAGGCTGGTATTTACAGGGATGATCCGGACAGTTTCACTAATCCAATGCCTGTATACCCGGCACTTAGGTTTAAGTGGGAGCTTGATAAGGAAAATAAGAACTTAGGGACCAAGCAAAAGACAGCAGAGGCGCTCTACAATAAAACATATCAGTTCTCCTCAACAGGGCTGTTTAACAGGTACTGTAATCAGACCAAAGGACTGGATCTCAATAAAGACTTCATAATCATTGACATGGCTAATGTTCCTGACGAAATTAAAACGTTTATGTCGGTAATCGTCAACGGGGCCATAGCTTCCAGGTTCAGCACTCACAATGAACGAGAGACTTATCTTGCCATTGATGAAGGCGGGGTCTACCTTCGGGATAAGCTATTAAGAGAACAGATGCTACAGAGGCTCACGCAGGGTAGGAGTCATCTATTTTATCAATGGATTGCAGCACATCAACCGTCAGATTTCTCAAAGAATGGAGTCGGTGAGGACTTCAGGACGAATACCTACATAAATATCCTGATGGGAAACAACATTAAGAAGTCTCTCAATGATGTAAAAGACTACTTTGAGTTGACAGAAAAAGAATGTTCAATCCTGTCAAATTGTACCGTAGGGCAGGGTCTATTATTGTTCGGAGATTCCGAAGATGAAAGAGTTCCCATCTTTTTCGAATCAACCGAATGGGAGCACAAAACCATAAAAGGAATTGGTTACGAAGACAAAAAAACAGTTACTGATAGTGGTTTGTCATTTAAGCGTGAATTCAAGTGGTTAATTTCTGAGCATAAAATCATCTTTTCAGACTGGATTGACGGCGACCCATCCGTATTATTGCAACAGGGATACGAAAAACACCAACTTTCGAGAGTTGAAAAAAGAGGAACGGTAGGTGTTTTTATGCCTAAGGGATCTGTCAGGAATGGGCGGGTAATATTACCGCATTTGGGAGACATGAAACTAATTCATTTCTCTGATGTGATCCAACTAGACCCTATAATGCAGGCTGAAAATTTCGAGGAAATAACGATAAACCACAATCAGGATGTGGATATTAAGGGACGGAAAAATGGAAAATGGCTCGGTCTGGAAGTCGAAATTAAAGGTTCTCACACAACAGAGGAATTGATAGCTAAAAAGGCGGCTGCACTCGGAAAAGGGATGGAAGTTCGCTTTATTTGCAGTTCAGCAGATTATCCCTTCATTTCCGGGGCAGTAGGCGAGGATTACACGCTTAAAAGAGGGTCGGACGTTGCCGGTTTCTTAAAGAATTTTGCGGCAGAAGAGGAAAACGGCGAAGAAGAAATAGATATTCAGGTTCCTGCTGAATCTGGACTGATTACTGATGAATTGGAGGCTTAATATACCTCCTTTTCAAAAGGCACTATACAGATAGCTGTATAGATTGGCGGGCGGGATGCCTGGCAAAAAATAATTTAATCTCTTTTTTAATTCCGTCTTTCAACAATGATAACTCTCTCTTTTCCAGATCTCAGCAGTTCATTTTCTTCTTTAATAACCTTAATCTCATCTTCATATTCCTTAAACCTCTTATACATTTTTACCTGCAATACTCCTAGTTCTTCTCTTAGCCGTTCCTTTTCACGAACTTCCATATCAAGGTGAGCCTTTATTCTCTCTCGATTTGCCTCAAGTTCCGCATGGTATTTTAGTGCGTTTTCATCTTTCATTTTTTGAATTTTAGCAGGCACTTCCTTCAAATGCTCAAGCAGCCATCTTTCATTATTGAGGTAATGTTCTTCCCATCCTTTTGTAGGAGTATAATTAAGAGGCTTTACTCCGAGTAGAGGGTATTCGAGAGCTATTACAATGTCCTGCATTACTTTCAATATTTTTTTATCTACCATGATTTAGCTCTCCTTCTCGAGTTCCTTTATCTTCTCTTTCAATTCCCTGTTTTCTTCTTCAAGCGCAGGCACTCTTTCCGCCTGCATCATAGCATATAACATGCCATCTTCGAGAGTTTTTACTCGATGCCCATTTATGGTGCGTCCATCGAGTTTTAATTTACTCACGAAAATTTTAAACTTCTCGCGGGTTGTCGGATGGACATCCGCGAATTTTACTTTTTTCTGGTCCTGCATTGTTTCCTCTCCTGTGAACTCCTCGTGTGTGTGATTCACAACGTCCACTTTACCCTAGGAGGGAGCAAATACTTCTTGTCATATGGAAGCCCTTCAATTTCTAGAAGTTCGGCCTTTTTGTACTCCTCAGATGAGAGTTCATAATCAAATCTGATAGCAAGCGCTCTGAGCTCCTGTTCTATATCTTGAACAGGTGTTACCTCGAAGCTTGGGGTCCTGTAATATTTTTCATTCGCGACGAACCTGAAGCAATATGCACCACGTTCGACATATTTCAGCCCACCTGGAAACGCGGGAATTTCTTTTGGGTCAATATGTTTGAAAACTTCAGAATACATCTGTCTATCAGATGCACCATCTATTTCCATTCCTCTAAGTCTTGCGTATAACACTTTGTCGGTGATGTCTTTGTGTGTGTTATCTAGTATCTCAAGAGGAAAACTGCCAACCAGTGCGTTGAGTTTTGAGGTCATTTTCAGACCTCCACAAATCCGCAGTGCCTGAATACTGCGGTCTTTTTGACCGAACCATCGGGCTGGGTCTGGTCAATACTTTCCCTTTTTGAGAAAGCGTACATTGGCAGGATATCAACTTCTTCAGAATGTAGAACCCGTTCTATTTTCCCCATGAAATATGGTGCACCACCTATCATGGCAAATCCTCGATAGTTTTCTTCGGAGTCATATTCATCTGGGAAATATTTTACAGCGATTTTCGCTATTTTTTCAGCCCTTTGGTACATGTGCCATGATTCAGTTTCGGCAATTTCATCAAATGTAAGGAGTTTCTGTATCCTCTCCTTGTCTTCAGCAGAAGGTTCGAACACTCCGGCTTCGATCTGTTCATGGGTTGCTACATGTTGGGTTAGGTTCAAAATTTTTCCATATATCATTTTCTTTTTCACCTTTTCTTATTTTCTCGCAGGGCCTTTCGCCCTCGCACAATACTACTATACGCACTATTCATATAAGTACTTTTCGTATAATCCGTATAAATGTACAAATTGTATTAAAATAAAGCCAAATTTCATCAAAAAATAGTACAAAAAAAGAAATATTAACCCCACTTTTCCACTAAGGAACTAATTGTGTATATATCAAATTAAATTCGTATATACAATAATCATATCTGGAAATAATAAAGAATATCGATATCAGTCGAATTTGTTATATATGAAATTCTAGTTTTGTTATTAGTACGCTAACCACAAGTTATATATATGTTTAGTGTGTAGTATACTATAGACAAAGATTAAATGGAATGCAGCAGTTAAGAGGAATAATCCTCAAACCGTCTTTCAATTAATTTAATCCTTTTTTAGGTGATCTAATAATGAAAGCATCAGATAAAGAATACTGGAGAGGAAAAGGCAAGAACCCTAAAACCATCTGTGAGAAATGCGGCGAATATATGTATAATTCGTACTGCCGGAAACTCGTAAATGGAAAACAGAAGCTTATTGTTACTGGTTTACAATGCGCTTGCGGGAACCATGTAAATGATGAAAACGGCTTACTGCAACTGAAAAAACAAACACCTACTACTACTACTACTACTACTACTACTACTACTACTACTACTTACTAAGATAGAATATAGTATAGTAGTAGTGTGTACACACAGATACACACAATCCCTTTAATATGGAGGTCTTATCCTTGTCTTCTCTCACTTCCACAAACGTAAAATTAGAATCCGAAAAGCTCGAACTTATAAAAATGAAAGGCGTCAATGTCTCGGCTTTATGCAGGGATGCGATAGACTCTTATCTTAAATTAAATAGCACAGATAAAGCCGTTATAAAGAGCCAGATCGCAGACTTACAACAGCAAAGGAATTCTATTGACCTACAAATAAAACTCCTCCTGAAGCAGTTAGAAACATGTGAGAACGAAGACGTATTAAGCACTCATCGAAACGCAATGTATGATAAATGGAAAACTAACATGGCGTTTATGGTCAATAAAAAGACTATTGATTGGGGTACTATTTCAGATGTCTTCAAGTTCTCAACAAGGGCAGAATGTGAGGCATACATTATAAATAGGTTGAAAGAAGATGGATTAATTAATTAACACTTCCAGAGGGGTATCTATTGACAGGCGACAAATCCGAGGTGGAGAACCAGCTCGTAGAAATAGAAAAGGAAATAGAGTGTTTAGATGCTCAAAGGCGTTTACTCCTTTCCATTCTTGAAACTATTAATAACGAAGTCCCAACCGGGGCTTAACTACTCTTTTATTTAAATCGTTATTGGTTGACGATGTGTACACGTACACACATTTAATTAAGGATGTTCTCTTGTTTCGTTGTTTTCAACTCCATTTTCAATTTTTCACCTCTCTATAATAATCATTCATCGTAATTATCCTGTCTGTGATACTGGCTTGCCTTGCATTCGTCGCAGTCATGCCTGATTGTATCATCTGAGATGATTGACGGACACATTTGCAGTTCAGAAAGATCTGGAATAGCTGCGAGCAGTTCTATTGTTTTTTCTAAGAATGTTTGTTTTGCCATTTTCAATCAATCCTCTTTTCCTCAAATCCTCATTTCTCAGGGCAATTTCGCCCACTTTTCTATACTCGTAATACGCAGAAGTAGTATATATAGTTACTTAGTAATCCACTTAGTATTTAACTTAGTTTTGTACTTAGTAAGTTTTAAATAGTTTTAGTTGCATACATACCTCTTACATGATAACAATAAACGTAACATTTGAAGGCGATCAAGAAGAGAAATTAGTAAAATTGAAAGAGAAATCTGGTTTAAGCTGGCACGATTTTATTTTAGTGTCAAGTGGAGCAATTAAGAGAAAAGATCTTTGGAAAATTAAAGTAAAGGAGGATTAAAACAATGTCGGAACTCGATGAAATTGACACATTCCTAACTGATAAACTAATCTGCCCGCATTGCGGCGCGGAAAACTACGACGAAGAAAACGAGCCAGAAGGAGATACAGTTTGCAGCGAATGTGAAAAAAAATTCACATTTAGAAGGGATTATACAGTTTCGTATATTTCAGAAAAGAAAGAATAAACAATCAAAATCAAAAAATCAGGAGCCTATACCATGATAAGAAATATAGATATAAAAGCAAAACAAAAAGAAATTGACGAATTAAAAACCGAAGCTTCAAAACTTGAAACCAAAATAGCGCAAGAACAAAGCGCATTGGACATGCTAGAAGAAGAAGGATACTTCTGCGCTCAAGATGAATTCTCGATTCAATCAAAAGAAAAGAAGCTTGAGAAATTAAACGAACAGATAAAAGAAAAAGAACACGCTCTCAAGGTGCTCAAGGGGGAGGTAGAACCGGAGCATGTGAAACCCTGGACTAAGAGCAGACCATCATCAGAAACGAATATCATAACTTTTCTGGAGGTCGCTTAAAATGTGTGCATGTGACCATTGCGAAATATCAGAAAAATGTGCAGCTTGGCAAGCCGATCCTATACATCATATCATGCCGTATTACGGGGCGTGTGATTTTGAGAGCCTCAACGAATACGAAAGCTGGCTCAAGCAGGTGGTTTAAATGTCCTCAGAATCATTTCCCTGCTCAAAATGTGGGTTTTCATTGGGCGAAGGTTCGGCAACCAGAAGCCTAGAACTTCATGGGAAGGTTATCTGTCCTGATTGCGCTCAGAAGGCGAATCCTGTATATCAGGAGTGGTTGAAAAGCCCGGAGGGGGGTCTATACAAATTAAAGAATCGGGAGGCGGCAGTCAATGTCTGAAGAAATTAGAGTTTTGGCAGAGGCACAGGAGAAGGCAGAGAACGAAGAGCAGGAGGAATAAACATGAAATCATACAACGTAACGATCAAAGCAGTCTATAGATGGGATATTCTGGTCCCTGCGAACACTGAAGCAGAAGCTATACAGAAAGCAAAGGAAAAATACAACTCAGATAATGATGGGTGGCTAGGCGTAGCAGATGCCACAACACACGAAAAAACTGAGTTTGAAATCCTGTAATTCATTTTTCTTTTCTTATCTCTTTTTTAATTCTACATTTTTTTATTTTCTACAATATTCTTATAGATAAATATATATCAGTTCACAGCGTTAACATTTACAAATGACTCTTTTTATCGAGGGACTCGCTTTCCCTCTCAATCAAAAAAATGCTAACGGGTGGGGCATACCCGCATCAGAAGCAGATAACGCTATCAACTCCTTAAAAGCCTCTGTTATCCGAATATGCCCGCGTGATGCTCCACACGATTGCGATTTTTCCGAAGATCCCCGCGCAGAAGTTGGGCGCATTGTTGCCGCTTGGCGTGAAGGTGATGTAATCAAGGCGAAAGGGCAGATTACAGATTCCGTAGCCGCTCAGAAAATCGCAGATGGGACATGGGAAAAAAACTGGTCTACTTACGTTCAGGCTTCCAACATTGATTCTGAAGGATGGGCGACCGGCATCGAAGCGCGGTCCATGACGCTTGTGAGGAATCCCGCGTGGAGTCAAGCGGCTTGGGAGATTGCAGCTTCCGAAGGCGAAAAGCCTCTCCTGAGAACTAGTTCTAAATTCACGATTATAACAGCCTCACAAAATACACAAGGTGGTCATATGACAGCCGAACTTGAAACCAAAATAAAAGAACTCGAAAGTAAGCTTTCTGCGAGTGAAACTGAACTCAAACAGAAAGCTGAGAGTGTTATCACTCTGGAAACCCAGGTTGCAGAGTTGGCAGCCTCTAAAGCAACTCTTGAAAAAGAGATCGAAGGGAAAACGACTCTTATAGCCTCTCTCGAACAGGAAAAAGCGTCCTCTTTCACGAAGGAAGCCGCTCAGTCGCTTGTTGCATCTGCTATTGAAAACTACAAAGCAGAAGTCAAAGCCGAACAGGAGAAGCAGGAAGCATTCAGAATGTTTGCATCTGCGAGAGAAGCCCTTGGACTCAAAACGAAAGCAGAAGAGTTCACTACTCTTTCAGCTTCGGATATGAGGAAGATTGCTGAAGATCTTGGAAGTGTGAAACTGTCAGCAAGTGGGCAGCCTCCGAGGTATCCAGCGAGCAATCAAGACGTAAATGTCGGTATGACCGGCGCATACAATCCTAAAACCGGAGCGTGGGAATAATGGCTAATCTCGGACTCAGGAAACCGACTAACAAAATAGTCGTAGCAGGAGAACCACTCGTACAGGAACTCAATGTCGAGACTGCAACCAATGTTTACCCGGGCAGACTTGTAAAAAAAGGTACTAATGATAATGATATCGTTGTTTGTGGTGCGGGCGAAAATTGTATCGGATGGGCTGGATACGAACAGATAACAAACGCTGGATACATGCCGACAGATGTCGACACGATCTATGCTCAGTATGCTCAGGCTCCTGTCCTGTATGGCGGCGGTTTTGTTGTCGTTGCGAAACTCGCAGATAATCAGACAATCGCAAAGGGAGACAGGCTTGTGGCAGCCGCAAACGGCGAAGTCTCAGAAGCCCTCGCTGCTGCATGTACCACCGGTTCCGCGACTGCAAGTGCGGTAGTATCCACAACACCAACGATTACAGGTTCAGTAGGTATAGGCGGTATTGTTGTAGGAATTGCAATGGAAACGGTAACCACTAGCGGAGCAACTGCTGACCTGATGGTTCTGAGCCTGATCTAATTGGGAGGCGAAAAACATGGTTAATGCACTATCAACTTTTTCTAAAAAGATTGAATCTCAGCTTGTTGACCCTCTGAGGCAAGTTAACATCGGGCGTAAGCTCGTTTACGTGACTCCCGCGCAGGGATTCGGTATTTCCTCAGTCGAATGGGGCAAAATTACCGAAATGTCCGAAGGGTATGTGTCCTATGGTTTCACTTCTGGAAACGAGGACATGATTGACGTCGCCCTGACAAACAACAAAATCCCTGTGTACTGGAAAGATTACAAAGTTCCCCGCAGAATGTACGAGAGCTGGAAAGTCGGTGGTGTAGATATCGACAATGCCGCCGCGCTTTCTGCAGGCTATCAGACTGTTACCGCCGAGGATATGGCAATCATCCAGGGCGTGAAAAACGACGGTACAAACTACGATATCCTAGGGCTGTATCAGGGCGCTGGATCAGACTATTCCACGTCAAGCGACTTCGGCACATGGGGCAACGCAATAAAAGCACTTGCCGGAGCAAAAACGACTATGGCAGGCTACGGAGTTCCCGCATACAACATGCCCCTAAACATGGTTCTCGGCTTCACGAATTACGGAGAGCTTGAGAGTAGCGTTCACAGCACTTCTGGACAGCTTGAAAAACCGATAGTCGAGAGTATGCTGAACGGCGGTGCAATCTATGCCGTACCTGATACAGTCCTCCCAGATTCGGACGGACTCGTTCTACCGACTCCATCGGTAGGGAAAGCATATTTCGATTTCTATCTAACTCAGAATTATACCGTTGAGCATGGCATCGATTCAGAGCATCCTGATACTGGCGACCTGACAGGTAGGGTTTACAGCGCGGGAATTCTCAGGATCAAGCAGGATAAGGCAATCTGCAAGATATCCGTTATCTGAGGTCTTTGAATGGTCTTGTGTTCTGTTGCTGAAGTTCGCGCCAGGGTCTACAGCTCAACCCTCACGGATTCAGATATCCTTGATATTATCACCGAGGTATCTGCCGAAGTCCTGGCACTAGCCGAGGTAACAGCTTCTAGCAACCCTCTGCTAATTCTCGCCGGAAAAAACGCGGCATGGGCTGCCACTCTTCGGAAAATGAAAACTACCGGAGAGATGGCGGCAAGCATCCAGCAGGGAAACAGCCAGCAACAGAACACAATAGACGCAGATATCAAAGCATATGATGAAAAAGCGGCTGAGCTGATTCAGAAATATAAGGACTCCGTGAAAGTCCTCAATGTTTCAATACCATTCGGGCGCGTCGGATTCGGGACGGTGAACAATACCTTATGAACTCTCTTAACTTCGGAATGTTGCATACCTGCCAGGTAATCAGCACATCCCAGGATCTGAAACTCAATTTCACCTCTGGGACTGCTGTTTTTACTGTCGGGTCCGTCCTGACAGGTGCAACCTCCGAAGCTAGAGGTACGATAAAAAGTATTACGCTGTCCTCCGGCTCCTGGTCATCTGGAAATGCAGCCGGGTATCTAATCTTATCTAATGTTTCAGGAACCTTCGAAAGTGAATCAATTAGTGACACTGGCACAGGCAGAGCTACGGCCTCCGGTCCTGCGATCCCCCACACAAACGGAGTAGGAACCCCACAAACTACAACGGCCAGCACGGAATACGCTTGCAAATTCGCAAACACAAGACAAACTGGCGGCTCACTTCCCTATTATGAGTCTGGAAAATACGTGGCATCCGAGACTATTGTATTTCTCCCGGCTGACGCTGTAGTCATGGAAGGTGACCACATAACAAGCACAGAATCCGGATATAATCATACTTATGAAGTTACCAACGTTTCAATGTATGAAAATTTTTTCAGTGGTAGTATAGATCATATCGAGGCAAGCCTGAAGGCGGTAGAGAAGCGATAACATGGCCCCTACACACCCCCCTACACTGGTATACCGAGGGGAATGTGAGAAAAATAGAGACTGTCTAAAAAATGACCTGAAAGAACTGATAACCCAGGAGCGGAACGACAGGAAAGAAGGGGAGATTGAGCTGGAAAAAGGGATAGAACGAGTTGAAACACAAATCCAGGCGATGAACTCGAAACTTTCAGGACTCCTGGCAACTCTCTTAATAGCGGTAATTATAGCGGTTCTTGAGCTGCTTTTCGGGAAAATCTGATATGTCCGATATGTTCACGGTGAAAATTGAGGGAGTTAAAGAACTCCAATCGAAATTTAAGGCACTTGATAAAGAACTTCAGATTATCTTATCACAGGCAGTAAGCGCAGGCGCAGCAGTAGTTGAAAGGGATGCGAAAATACGGTGTCCTGTTGATACCGGGACTCTCAGGCGGTCACTCAGAGAAATGAAACAGAATAAAACGCCTGGGAGAATCGAAAGTCAAGTTGGTACTGACATTGAATACGCGCCGCATGTCGAATTTGGAACTAGATATCAGAGAGCACAACCGTATTTAAGACCTGCACTCGATGAAAACACAAACGAGATACAGGCAGCATTTGAAACGCGACTTAACCAGCTTATCGGACGGTACAAGTCAATTACCCGCCATTAAAATGGCAGGCATGTAAATAACGGTTAAACCGTTTCTACGTTTGGTTGATTGACAGACAACCTACTCAGACAAGATATACCTGCCTGAGCAATGTTTAAAGCGGCATTAAGATCACTATGCAACTGAAAACCACAAGCTTTACAATGGTAAGAATTACCTTTCCTGTTGCTCTTTCTGATGTCTCCACATTTGGAACATTTCTGAGAAGAGAATCTAGGATCAACGTAAATAACAGACTTACCAAGAGCTTCGGCTTTGTACTCCAAGAATTGAGCAAGTTGATAGAAAGCCCAAGAATTCAACTTCCTGTTAAAGTCTTTTCCCTTTCGGGATTGGACTCTGATACTTGTCAAGTCTTCAAGTGCAAAGATGTCATAAGGCATGTTAACAATGGTTTTCGATATGCAGTGATTTGTATCAGTCACGAACTGTCTTTCTTTTCGACTTATCTTCCTAAGAAGACGTTTTGCCGACTTAGTGCCTTTGGACTGCAATTTCTGTCTAAGATATGCATATTTGCCTCTAACATTTTTAATTTGTTTTCCATTAAAGAAAACGTTGTTAGAGCAAACTGCAATGTTCACAATACCTCTATCAATTCCGAGAACTTTATCACCAGAAGGTTTAGGAGATTCTGTTCTGAAAATAACATGCAAGAAAAATGTATCATTTCTGACATCATATTTCAGAGTAGAGCTTCTAACTTCCCAATTAACATACTCTTGATAACATTTAGGGATATCAAACGTTGCTTTAATTCTCCCCTTTATGGTAGCAATGCTCACACTACCGTGTTTCAGGTAGTAAGTGATTACTCTCTGGTTGTATCTAATAGAAGAGAAAGGCTTTGCTGTTGGAAGATGTTTAAGTTTGACTCCTTTGAGAGCTTCACAGGCAACATCTCTAGCTCCCTGAACAAGAGAAGATGGAAGTTCCGGATGTTTTTCTCTGATTTGTTTATAGGTAGCGTGATGGATAGATACTTTACTATGTGTTTTATGTTCAAATCCGTATTGAGCAACTTCGTTAAACACTGTGTTAAAAAGAGTAATTGTTTTCTTGAGGGTTTCTTTATCTTCCTCAGAAACACCGAGTTTAAGTTTAATTGTTCTATCCACATTCATATATTACACTTAATACATTATATAGTTAACGGAGGTGTAAAAGCAGGTTATGGGATGTTTACGCATTCCTCCCATGACTAAAGTCACGGGTATCCTGCTTCGTTTGTCATGATAGAGGAAGCATTAAGAACTATCCTGCTTGCAGATCCAACCCTATACGCTCTTGTGGGTACTAGAATATACCCTGTTCAGCTCCCCCTAGATTGTACTCTCCCGGCTCTTTCATATTTCCAGGTATCCGAACCATTCAATCGAATTACGGGTACACCCCGCTTTCAGATTGATATTTTTTCTAATGACTATTCACAAGTGAAACAAATTAAAGCAGCCGTTGAAAATGCTTTAAATGGGTATTCCGGCACAGTTAGCGATCATAACATAGAGATAATCGTTCCACTATCTTCTTTCGATTCTTACGACTCCGAAACAGGAGTTTATCACATCCCCTATGACTTTAAGATAATTTACAGAAGGTGAACACTTGACAACATACCAGACAAGCCCACAACATTCTGAGACTATCCGCTTCGGTTCGGCAAAAATCGAAGTCGGAGAATCTGAAGCGTCCCTAGTAAACCTGGGACTCGCAACCGGCATAAAATTTACCGAGGAATACACACCCGTAACCCTGAAACCCGACAATGCCCCTGAAATCATAGTCGGTGTAAAGGACCACAGCGCAACCGTTGAATTCGAGATGTGGGAAGTCAACCTCACAAATCTCAACCTTATCAGAGGTGGAATAGACACCCTCGGCAGCGTTGAAGGTTCGGCAACTCCTGTAAGCGCAGAAACCCATACACTGACTGATACTAATTTTGTCAGGCTCGCCCACAAGAACGGAGACGGCTCAGAGGTTGCTTCTATTGAAGTCACCGACTCATCGGACAATGCTGCAACAAGAAACATTGACTACGTGGTTGCAGTCGATGAAGAGGGCTATACCTGCATTGCCAGGGTTGAAACTTCAACTGTGATTGCGGACGGTGGCGGAATAAAGGTAAGCTATTCTTACACTCCTTATACTGCAACAACCCTCTCAACAGGTGGTAAAAATACGGTATCTGCCAGAGTGGTCAGGCTCACGAACACCAATGCAGCTGGCAAGAAGTTCGAGATCACCGTTTACGCCGCGAAAAACCAGGGTGGCATCGAACTTGCACTCCCAGCAGATGACGGAGACGAGCCACTGAAGCCCACGATTACCTTGAAAGGTATATGTGATACTACAAGGGCGGCAGGCGACCAGCTGTTCAAGATTGTGGATGAGCAAGGTGTAAGCGCATAATTTCCCAGGAAATAAAGGTGAAAGAAAATGTCCGAAAATGGTCTGCTAAAAGATTTCGATATCCTTGCTCCTGCGAAAAGAATTGCCCGGATCGGAGGGGAGGAAATTGATGTCACAATCGTTCCTGCGAGAGCTGCACTGAAGTTCATCAGTTTCTCAAAAAAATACAGCGTTCAATCCCTGGAATCTATGGGACAGGACAGCTTTGACCCTGGCATGATTGATGATATTCTCGAAGTAGTCGAGCTTGTATGCAAGCGATCAAGCGTGAAAATAACGAAAGATTGGCTCCTTGACAATGTAGATATCAAAGTCCTCCTGGAGTTCGTGCAGTATGTCTTTGCAGGCATGAAAAATGTAAGCTCTGAAGAATCCTCCTCCAGAGAAGAAGGAAAAAACTTGGAATCTGGGACATCATAACCCAGCTTGGAATAATTTACTCCTGGGCGACTCCGGAGAAGCTTCTCGATGAAATGAGCTTGGAACAAATTATCTTGTTCTATCGGTACGGATGGGAAGCCAGGGAAACAGAAGCGCAGATGTATTGGGGCGTACTCGGGAAAGCTCTTTCAGGCGAAGAACCTCAGAAGAAAAGTATAGCAGATTTCAAAAAACTGTATCCGGACGCGATATTAGAAAACGGAGCTTGGAAAGTTTCAAGGTGATGAAATGGCGGTCGGTGAGCTTGTTGTTAGTATCATAGGGGATATGAAAGAACTTTCCAAGACGTTTTCGCAAGTTCAAAAGGAAATTGGCGAAGTTGGAAAAACATTCACATCTCTAGGCTCTTCTCTCAGCTCCACTGGGTCCGCAATGACCACCGGGATAACCGCCCCAATAGTCGCGACGGGCCTAGCTATCGGAGGAGTCACAAAAGAGGCTATGGGCTTTCAAAAAGAAATGACCCAGGTTTTTACCCTGATGCCTAACGTTTCCCGGTCTACAATGAACTCCATGGAAAACGATATTAAGAGTTTTTCAAAGGAGATGGGAGTAACTACTACAAGAGTTATACCCGCTCTTTACGATGCTATAGGCTCCGGAGTTCCTGAAGATAACGTTTTTAATTTTTTAGAGGTGGCACACAAAGGAGCAGTTGCTAACGTCACTGACATTGGTGTCGCTGTAGACGGTTTAACTTCTGTTTTAAATGCATATGGCTATGAAAACTTATCGGCGGCTGAGGCTTCAGATATCCTTTTCACTGGAATTAATGTTGGGAAAATGTCGTATGAGGAACTAGGCAAATCTCTTAGTAGTGTGGTTCCAACTGCGGCGTCCATAGGGGTAAAATTTGGTGACGTTACGGCAGCCCTCGCAGCAATGACCGCGCAGGGCACACCCACTGCCGAAGCAACAACCCAGTTAAATAGACTTTTATCAGAACTTTCTAAGAATGGGTCTGTAGTATCCGATTCATTTAAAGAACTGACTGGGAAGTCGTTTTATAAATTTATTCAGGAAGGTGGAACTCTTCAAGATGCCATCAAAATACTAGATGAAGGATTTGTTAGTCTAGACCCGAACATAAAAAAGATTCAAGAACAAATGTACCAGCTCGCAGATCCAACCTCAAATCTTGGAATGGAATTCGAGGGTGTTGCTGGAAAATCGTTTAAAGAATTCAGAAAAGAGGGGGGTACAGTAGAGCAGGCTCTCGAAATGCTGGGGGTAACATCTGAAAGATCAATAGAAAGAGTTTCCGAGCTTTTCGGGAGTATAGAGGCTGGCAATGCTGTTTTATCGCTAACAGGTCAAGGCGCTACAATTTTTAATGATGCACTTGAAGAAATGGAAAACAGCGCCGGGGCAACTGATCGCGCTTATGCAATGATGTCGGAAACGACCTCTGGAAGCATTGATAAAATTGTTGCTCGGCTCCAGGTCGCAGCCGTTGAGATGGGTGAAAAATTCATACCCATAGTCGAAGATACCATAGTCCCTCTTATTACTGATGCATTTATTCCGGCTTTGGAAGTCGCAGTCGATGTTATAGGGGTAGTCGCGGACGCTTTTAATAAGCTTCCTCAGCCTGTTAAAGTTGTTATCCTGGCAGTTACCGCTTTTATAGCAGCTCTCGGGCCTGTCCTGGTCGCGGTCGGTGCCGTGGTCTCATCAATTGGGACTTTAGCCGCCGCGTTCGGTACAGGTGGAGCCCTGGCTGGAGCAATTAGTTTTATTTCTGCTACTATATTACCTGCTCTAAGTACAGCGTTTGGAATTATAGCATATACCGTAATCCCAATCGTGATCGAAGCTATAGCTCTTCTAGCTACCCCATTCGGTCTAGTTGCAGCCGCACTTGTTGCGTTTGGTTTAGCTTGGAAATATAACTGGTTTGACATTCAAGGAAAATTCCAGGCTGCAAAAACCACCATAGAAACAGCTGTAAGAAACTTTTCGAATACGCTGCAGCAGCTATGGCATGGGCTGATAATGGCAGCCGGAAACCTGAAAACGAACCTCTCAACGATCTGGGATACAATCAAAACGGTTTTCTCGACTGTCGGAAATGTGATTATTTCAGCGGTTCAGAGTATGTATGCTGGACTGCAAAGTAGGTATAATTCCTTGATAGCTGCAGGACAAAGCCTGCTTGCTTCATGGAGAACTCACTGGACTAATTTCCAGGCAACTATCAGCGCAGCTGCAGGGACGATATCAAACTATCTCAGTACACTGTACTCAAACATTCAGGCCCGGTTTGCAAGCATCAAAACATCCGCGGCTTCTATCCTAGCCGCATGGAAAACTCATTGGAACAACTTCAAGGCTGCAACCTCAGCAGCTGCTTCAGCTCTGTCAAGTGCCCTTTCTTCCATGCTCTCTTATGTTCAGAGCCGATTCAACCAGATCAAGAGCGCAGCCTCTTCTATCCTCTCAGCCTGGAAGAGTCACTGGAATAATTTCAAGAGCGCAACGAGTTCAGCCGCGTCAGCTTTGAATAGTGCTCTTTCTTCCATGCTTTCTTATGTCACTTCTAAATTTAACTCGATAAAGTCAGCAGCTGCTTCGATCCTTAGTGCCTGGAAAACACACTGGAATAATTTTGTATCTGCTACAAAAACAGCTGCAAGTAACATAAGCAGCAGTCTTTCTTCCATGCTCTCTAACATGCAGAGCAGGTTCAACTCTATAAAATCAGCCGTGTTAAGCTTACTGAACGACTGGAAAGCTCGCTGGAACACCATTATAAGCTCCACCAAAACAGCAGGCTCACGGGTTGTAAGCGCAGTAAAGGGGATAGCATCTGATGTAAAAGCACTTGTCTCAAGTTTCTCAAACGCTGGAAAGGCTATCATGGACGCTCTGTATGACTCGATTACAAGCGGGTTCAGTAAGGCAATTAAAAAGGCAAAGGACTCACTTAAGGAGCTTAAATCCTACCTGCCTTCTTCACCGGCTGAAAAGGGTCCTTTCTCAACCCTTCCGAACTGGGATACAGTTTTTGTGGATCCACTATCCAAGTCAATTGCTGCAGCTGGTAAGCTGGCAACGCCTCTCTCAAATGCTCTATCTAGTCTCAGGAGTCCGATTGATTCAAGCCTATCGGCGGGATTCAGCCGGATTTCAAACATATCAAACTCGTCTACTACTTACGCAGGTGACACTATCAGCATAGGTCCTAACACTATCACAAACGGAATAGACCTGCAAGCAATAATAGCAGAGATCGAGAGGCAGACAGCTAACAAACGCAGGGCAAGGGGGCTTTACAAATGAGCTTTTTATCAGTGACTTTCGCAGGGCTTCCGGTAACTGCTTATCAAGACACTGAAAAAAATTTCACGGTAACAGCGAAGGAAGTGCAGCTTTATAACGGCGATTTTTTCGCTGCTATAAGCAACAAAAAACGAGATTTCCCCCGCTCTTTCGACTGCTATACAGAGGATTATACCGAGATCTCCAATCTAGCGGACGCTATCGGCACATTCGGCACTCTGGTTATAGAAGGTGAAAGTTTTCCAGACTGTTATATTTCGGGGATTGGTGGAATCAAGGAAGTTGTCCGGGGATCCGGAAAATTCGTATACAATATAAAATTTTCAAAGGTCGATCAACATTGACAGCAACAGAAACAGCGTCCCTTACGGTCATTGATATCAAATCTAGGGACCGCGAGGGCAACATAACCGAGCATATCAGGATACATTCAGATGGAAAAGAGGAGGTCTTAGTATCGCGACGCTAACCGATAAGGCACTTGAAGGAACTGCCAGGATGATTATAGGGGGCTCTCCCCCAAATCCCTTTACCTACATGGCAACAGGCACAGGAGCGGGGGCAGAGAGTACAGCAAGTACCGCACTTGAGAACGAAAATACACAGTACGGAGCACAGAGGGCGCAGGCGACCGTATCTTATGTCAGTCTTGGGATTTCACAGTGGTCTATATTGTATGCGTTTACAGGCCCTGTGACTATTCGAGAACTGGGGATATTCAACGCTTCCGTAGGCGGTGACATGTTCTTAAGGCATGTGCTCTCGGAAAATAAAAACTACTCCGATGGCGAGAGCGTGGAAATTACCATCACAAATACGAATACAAGGGTACTGGTGCTGTAATCATGGTTACGCTCAATATTATCCCTGCACATGATCCTCCATATTCAGTTGATGATAATGGAGCAGTTCATATTATCCTTAAGGATATCGCGAACTCATATTTGGATGGTAGCAACCCGAAGAAGGATTTTATAATCCCAATGTCAAAGGATCAAAAAAATGACATGAGTAGGGCGGTTGTACTCGCAACCGAAGAAGCGATTGATTATTTCAGGAAAGAAGCTGAGAAAATCGAGTACAGGGACTCTGTTCTAACCAAAATGAAAGATGTCAAAATTCCGTCCATTATTTTTGAGGGAGATCCTGACAACTATGAAAAAATTGAAAAAAAGGGGAGCAAATGGGATGAAATAATTATATCGGATTCTATATGGATTAAACCTGTTAGTCCGAATATTTATGAAGTTACCGCGTCGGTGGTTGGCAAAAACAGGGTGCGGGCAGAGGCTAAACCTGTAACGGTCAGGTGGAATAAGAATTCAGGGACAGCGAGTTGTCAGGACGATTTGATTTTAGCATTTCGCGAAAAGGAAGATTTGACGAAAAATCTGATAATCGATAATCTAAAAGCAGGAATTGGAACCGTATTACCAGAATAATGGAGTGTAAAACATGGCACTATCAAAAGAATCTACAATAATCTTGAATGGAGCAGCTATTGCCGCGAACAGTGCAAGTCCTGAAAGCACAGGAGTAGATCTATCGCAGGCGGTTGATTTTGGTATAGGGTATAAAATGACATTTGCAGGAACCGCAACCAATGGGGCAAGAATTGTTTTATATGCTGATCCTGCAGGTGGTTCAATTTCTTTCACAATAGGGGCATATGATAATCCCTGTGATGCTGAAGATATCCGTGTAAACGCTGGAAAAACTGTGCAGGGTTTTGCACAGATGCAGAGAGCACCTAAATTCGTAAGAGCCAAAGTTGTAAACCTTGATTCAAGCCAAAGCCTAACGAACTGTTCGCTCTGGGCAATTGTGCAGAAACCTTAATGATAGGGTGGAAATGTGCAGCCTTTCCTCGCTTGGAAGTATAAGCTAGAAGTCCATGTCACAGGATTTTCGACGACTAAGGATTTCCTGGCTAACATTACCCTTCTCTATCGTCCAGGTATGCGGGCAGACTTCCGGGATATAAGAGCCTCTACCAAAACAGGGGCGAAAATCCCTCTGTTTATCGAGTCTGTAACGGAGTTCAACCAAGCTTTTATCTGGTTTAAACTTCCTAAAAATTGCGATTTCTTTTATATATACTACGGAAACGGCGGGGCAACTTCCGAAAGCGACGGTAAGAAGGTTTTCACATTCTTTGACCATTTTGAGAAATTGGATTCCACTGTCTGGCGTTTAATAGCCGGCTTAGCGACTGTTTCAAAGTCGATACTCACGCTTCAAAACACGTCACAGAGTAGCGTTTTAGAAAGCTACTCGACATTTTCCCCTAACACAGTGGTGGAAATCAGGGCACAGTACAACGCAGGCAACCGCACAATCTTTGGATACCGGAGTTACAGCTCACAAAAAGCAGCAGCCTGGCAGAGCTCGGCAGCAGGAGACGCGAATAATCAGAGGTTCGCTCACAACGGATCGAATGGGAATTGGGATTCAGACGGAGTTAACAGGGCTGGCAGCGCCTATTATGTCTATGGGGTTGCTCATATCGCTGCAGGCCCGCTTTACTACGTCAATTATACCTATCGCGGGACCATTGCAGATTACATCCCCGGAAACGTCTCCCTGCCTGTTCAGTTCTATTGCTACTCAAATACAGGACCATTCAGGGTCGATTGGGTTAGGGTACGGGACTACGACGAAACCCTACCAACCTTGACAATAGGGCGGAAGTTCACAACCCAGCCTAAAGGATTTCCCTGGGATAATGCAATTACAGAGGCAAATACCAGGATGGGAATGTATCCATCCGTAAATATAAAGTCATTTTTAAAAAATATTAATACTAAATTAGGGATGAAAGCGAGCGTCATGTTCAGACGGCCGCTTTTCTATAGCCCCCAGCTCAGAAGTCCTTATCCTCGCTGGAAATACAAAGGAGAAATAGAACTTGGAGACCAGGAGAGCCCTGCACGGGTAAGGCTCCATATTCAACCAGGCATGGCTCTCGACGGGCGAGATCTGAGATTCACGGACAGAGCAGGGAACGACCTTAATTTTAATATTTTTGATATCGGGTCTGACTATCTCGACTGCTGGGTCGAGATCCCTGCTGGAACTCGTATAATAGATTTTTATTACGGTAACGGGGTTGCTGAATCGAAAAGCAACTCTGGAATTGTGGGCGTCCCTGATACAGAAACGATCGTAACCGTAACCCCCCATATAGGCGGAGGGGGCGACGTCTGGCAGTTTCCAGGCTGGAAATATTGGCAGGAAATAAACCTCTCGGCTACATCCTCAGCGACAGGAGGCGAGCAGGTCCTTATATTTATCCCCTACCGCCCAGGCATGACAGACGACGGGCGAGACCTTAGATTTTTTGATAAGGAAGGGAATAAGCTTTCGTACTTCTTAGAAACCATTACATCCTCGACATTTTCGGTATGGGTAAAACTTCCTGCTCTCCATGATAAAATAATAATGTTTTTCGGCAACGGTCTTGCTACCTCTGAAAGTTCTGCATCGGATGTTTTCGACCTTTTTGACGATTTCGAAGGTTCGACCATCGGGTCTGAGTGGACCGTTGCCGGCGGGTCTGCATCTGTAAGCAACTCGACTCTGGTATTAGGGGGTGCACAAAACAGTTTAATCCGGGGATCCTCTACTTTCGGACCAGGGCATCTGGTAGAAATGAGGATGTACCACCCGAACCAAAACCAGACCATTTGCGGGTTCTGGTCGGCAACTAATCAGCGGGCCTGCTGGTTAGGGGCTTTCGGGACAAACTACAACGACCATGTGCATACTTATAATGGGTCTAATTCGACATCAACAAACGATGGAGTAAACCGAAGCGGGACGTCCTTTTATAAGTATGGGATTACTTACGAGCTTGGAAGTATAGGGTTCTATGTAAATGATAGCTTCCGGCGTACCGTGACGGCGACGACTCCAACCGGTAATATTCCTCTATCATTCTACAGCACTGCAAATGAAGGCAATCTTGTGGTCGATTGGGTTAGGGTCCGTAAAATTACCAGCATAACTGGGACTCTCGGGAAGCTAAGAAGGCAAACTGGGACGACATATTACGAGACCGTAACCGAAGAAATAATAGAAGTCGTTCCTGAGATCCGGATAACCCACCGGCCACAGTGGAATGCACCACAAATTTATTATGAATACATTAAGACACCCTCGTCTTTTATGGGGATGGTCCCAGGAGAGCCGACATTTAAGGAGCGTCGGGAGCTCGGGGATTATGCTATTGTATCCTGTGAAGTCAATCGATCCATTAATGACGCCTATATTCAACTCTCTACAGAGTTCCAAAACCTTACTGTCCCTCCAGAAGGCAGCACGATAAAACATAATGCATATGACTCGCATGGCAACCCTCACTTATTATTCCATGGAAAAATATTAACTAATTCGCCGACTCACGGACATTATTCCCAAACCGTAAAAATGCACGCGGCGGATAACAGTATAAACCTAGTAACTCAGCCAGTCCCCTGGGTATATCAGGTAATTGATACAGCAGTGGATACAGTCCCTAACTGGCTTGTAAGGATTTTAGAGCCTGAAAAGTCGGGGGTGTATCCTAAAACGCTTATAGATACTAACAAAGAGCCTAAACAGTTTGTTTTCGATCCTAAAACCAAAAAACTAGAGGCAATAAAGGAGCTTGCAAAATACGCAGGATGCCTGTATCAGACCAGGCTAATAACCAGGGAAATAGACGGGACCCCTATAATACGACCTGAATTTTATTTCGTCCCACCTGAAAGGATTGACGAGCCAGTTAACGGTTTTGATCTACCCACTCCCCTAATCTTAGATGCCGATGCCTGCAAGATTTCCAGTGATCCCCAGGTCACAAACGAAAGCGAGGAAAAATATAACTCTGTCCTAGTTTATGGAGTCCTTAGCGAGAACGGGGAAAGTGTAGTCGCTCAAGCATTTTCTTATGAGGTCTATACAGGAGAACAAAAACCTAAAGTATATATTATTGAAGATAACGCGATCACGGAAAAAGGCAGCACAGCCGAGCGTGAAGCCATAAAATGGCTCTTGTATTTCCTTTCTAAGCGGGTAAAGGTTACTATGTCTTTTGTGGACCGGTTCGACCTGGAGCTGTATCAGAGAATCCGTTTTGGACCGGGATTTTCAAACAAGCTGCAAGAGCTTACCAGCTCCACCCAGGTTCAGCAAGTCACAGCCTGCGATCCTAGAGACATCGAGAACTCTACTCACCTTATAGATGTCTCGGGGGTCCCCCGCCCGGCATGGCTGCGGATTTCCGACATAAAATATCATAGTGAGCATAAACTAGAAACGGTAGCTGTCACTGCAATCACCGATAATATATATTCTGTAGTTGACCCAATAGTCCCTGAGCCGTATAACGAGTACCTGAGCCCAGGATACTATAAACCGGTAATAGATGACCTTGTGGATACAACCCAGTCGATAGTAGAGGATAAGTTAGAAAAACAATTAACCCCTGAGAGCTGCACGGTCCTGAGCATAAACGAGGAAAATAAAACCGCAGTAGTGCAAACCGCGAGTGGTAAAATTGTAACGGTGTCTCTCGCATGACTACGGTTTACGTTTCGAACACTGGCAACGATGAATACACCGTAGACGGAACAGCCGACGACATCCAGATAAACCAGGCTCTCTTATACGCTCATAATAACGGGACAGATGCCAGCCCGGTAACGGTTTATCTTCGAGGGCCTTTTACTTACGAGCTGGCCTCCTGGCTGCTAGTCGGAAACAATACGATTTTTACAGGAGACTCTACCGCCAAGCTCAGGCTGAAAAATAACGCAGGCTGGACCAACATCTACACAACGGAAGACCCAGGCACCGAACCTATTTTAAAACAGCGAGTTAACCCTATCCGAAACGTCGAGGTCCATAACTTCGAAATTGACGCTAACAAGGACAATCAAAGCGGTTACGTTCACGGCAAGCTAAATTATATTATAATGTTTTTCACAAACGCGACTAACATTTCCATGCACGACATGTGCCTTCACGACGGGCAAAGCGACGGGATGCGAATGTCCAACAGCGACACGCTTTACTTTTTTAATAATAAAGTGGAAAGGATGGGGCACGATGGCTGTTTCTTCTTACGGTCTCGGAACTTCCTCATTTTTGGGAATAGAACGCTAATCAGAACCAATTCAGCGCATAGAGTCTATAATACCGGACATGGAAAAATATTCAACAACTACATGGAACCGTACGCCTTGAATTCCCTGGCAGGCAATCCAGGGATACAAATCGAGCATGGGGACGATACTTACGATATGTCAGACATAGAGGTCTACGGAAACGAGATTGTGAACGCATGGGGGGAAGGGATGTGGATCATCGAGTATGGAACCGGACCTAACCAGTCAAACAAAGGGCTTCACGTTCACGATAATATAATCCGTGGAACCGGCAGGATTACCACGATAGCATATAATTCCGGTATAGCTATTGGAGGGTGGAACGGCGCGACCTTCGAGAGAAACAATATAGAAGATTGCTATAACGCCGGATTTCTCGTTTATACTTCTGCGGGGGCTCCAACTACCCTATATGTAAAGGATAACGTAATCACAGGCACAAAAATTACCCTTAATAGCTCGAAACCTGCCTGGACGGGTTACGGGATGGTATGCCCGAGCGGGTATAATACGACGATCCAGGCAACTGGAAACGGTCTTGATGGCAATGCTAGCGGGGATTACTATGGGAATATCGTATATACTGATGCTATCCGGGTATCCTGTTACATGGGAATGTATGGTGCAGCTCCTACTCTGATAGATCAGCAGATCCCTGAAGAGGAAGCGGGTATAAAACCGGGTGATTGGGGCCTGGTCCTGCCTTCTGAGGGCGGGAAATACAAATATATTTTATACAGGTTCAAAATGCCCGAGGTCGGTGAGAGATGTTTAATTTATCCTGCTCACTCCGGGAGGTATTACCTGCTGAAACTGGCTCCGGATGCGCAGCCGGGGGGCCGTATAATTATGATCAGTGATAAAAAGGGAAACCGTTGGGGAGTAGTGGGGCAGTAACATCATACCCTTTCCGGTTTATCAATTTCTGAAAAAAGAAGTTGTGGGAAGGATGTCATTCAGCTCCAACCCCCTTGAGGAACTCAGTAGCTACAGCGCATTTATCGCCATCGTTCCATATGACGAACCGTTGCTCATCTGTACGCGCCCGATTGTAGGGAGATTTCCGAATTTTACTGTTTGGCCGATTTTAAAACTCATCTTTTTTGGCTCCGTGATTTTTTATCAGTACATAGTATTATCGCCAATACTATTTATACTTTATGGCGATCAATGAAGAATTAAGTAAATTGTATCCGTTTCTTCCATCTCTTTAAAAAATTTAGTTTTAACTGCAAGGCGGGATTCGGATTTATTACTCGCGGAAATATCTTGATAATTAAATGTTTTCCTGCTCCTGATGTCGCTTTCCTCGAATTCTGCGGTTCCGTCACATATTAGAGGATACTGTTTTTTTACAACGAGTGCGTCTATTTGAGTATCCGGTGTGATTTTGTTAACGATGCCGCCGGCTTGGAGTCTACCCTCTTTTATTTTGGATGGGGCGATATCTGAGGGAGATAGAACGATACAGTTTATAATATTGAATAGTGTTATTTTGGAGGTCATTTTAGACCTCTTTTATATTATTTTTCATAAACTTTTTCTTTTCAGTTTCAAAATCTTCTCCGTATTGGAGGCGATTTTCAATATACTGGTCGATCCAATCTTCGATTTGTTCAAGAGTTTCAAACGTTTCCGAGTTGGAGTCTGGTCCAAAATCTACTATGTACGGCATTTATTTTCACACTCCTTAAAAAGATGAATTAGTATTCTCCTGTAGTCTCGAAACTATCATCCAGATCATGCCATTCTTTGAGGTCTTTGTGCAGCAATCTAGCCTCTGTCTCGACTCTTTCTGCCTGGATAATCGGGGCAATGAATTCAAGTGCGTCCCCTGTTTCAATTTCATTGATATCCTTTTCTCTTCTGTCAGGGCTTTACTTCTGTTGCTGATTTTTCGATCCATTCTTATTCCCTCCTAAATTTTGAGAGGTTTAAAGCCCCTCAATGAACTTCTCTGGAATCTCAGTCGTCTTATATGCGAAATATTCCCCTGCGGCAAGAACAGTCCATTCCTCATCGGTGTAAACAAAGTATGAATCATTATTAACGGAACTAAAGAACTCTTTAATGTTGTCTCCTTCTTCAGCCCCCTGCTCTTTAGCATATTCAATTAAGTCACTTACTCCGTTTTCTGGAATGAATACTTCCTTTGGGTTAAACTCTTCGTTTTCGGATGTAATTTCAGTGATCAGTTTCCAAACATTATTTTCAACGTAGATGTAGAGTGTCATTTTGGTTATCTCCTTTCCTCTTCTATCAGGGCTTTACTTTACCACCCTAGTACATACTCTATTATATCGCCAATGCTATTTATACTTTATGGCGATGACTCAATACTAAATAAATTACTTTCATGTGTGAAAATTTATATACAACTAAAAATAAATAACAGTGATAAAAACATTAAGGAGCCATCCCAAATGCAAATAAAAGTAATATCAGGAAGGGACGAGATCCCTCTATTATTACCCAATGAAAAAATTGTCCATATCGGGTTCAGACCGTCAAATAAAGATATTTTCGGGATCGTTGAAGCCTGCCCAAAGATTGAAGCCATTCAAGTTCCGCCGTCGTATTTTGTCAGTATTTCCAAATCAATCCAGATATTTTTGAGAATGCAGAAAATCCAACTTTTAGAGGGGGATGTAGGAGGGCACAGGAAAGATCTGCATCCGTACTATGTGGTACCTGAGTACATCATTGAAAAAATCAAAGAACTTAAAGAAGACGGAACAAAACCGGACGATATTGTGAAATATGTTTCGCGGCTGCATAGAATGAGTGAACCCCTGGCGGCTTATGTTGTGCAGTCCGTCAAAATCTAAATTCCTTTACTCTTTTAATTCTTTTTTTTTAATTCTTTTACTGATATATTAATTATAGTATGTGCTAGATATAATATTATATGTCAGTTCTAACTTTTACCCCCGGTACTCTTCAACAGTCCAGTTTCTCAAAAGTCGGCTACGGTCAAAAATACGAATCTATATACTTCACAAAAGGGAATTATACTGTGAAAAACCCAATTCGGTTGAATAGCGGGACGTTGATCACCGGGGATGTCGGGGCAGTCCTCAATTTAATCGCGAAAGCTCCGACTTCTATTTTTGGAATAAGAACCCCGATTTTTGGGCAGGTCGAGAAATATATTGAAGACATTTTTATAGAAAACATAAAATTCAATGGTCATGCAGATAAACAGCTCGTTAAACACGGAAAAGGATATCATAATTTTATAGAGTTTTCCCACGCGAAGAATGTTAGAATTCAGAATGTAATAATCGAAAGCACACAGGGCGACGGGGCGCGGTTTGAAGATTCTGAGGGTATAGAATATCTTCAGAATACTGTTCTCGGATGCGGGCACGATGGGCTTTATGTGGATCGCTGCAAGAATGTTCTGGGGCAGGGAAATGTAACTTATTTGCGCTCGAATAGTGCCCTACGGTGTAAAGGTTCGGTTGATGTCATTTTCCGAGAGAATACTGTGCTAAGAACTGATGATTTTTCCCCGGCATATTCACCGGGAATACAGGTTCAAAATACGGAAGTTTCCGAGACTTCTCATAATATCGAAATCTGCAATAATTTCATAAGCGGAACTTTTGGGCCGGGGATCTGGTGTGCCGGATTTGTGAATAAGGATATTCAAGCAGCTTCCGGCCTGAATATCCATAACAACTTGATAACAGATTGTGGAAACATGCCTTATGAAAATAAAATAAGTGGCGTGGGCGGCGTTGTTGTTGATGGGTGGAACGGAGAAATTAAAAATAATACAATAGATAAATGTAAGGGTTACGGGGTTCTTATTGGGTCATATCTCGGAAGTTCTTCCGGGGCGGGCTATGAGCTTGAAGTATCAAGAAATATTATCACAGGAACGAAAATAAGCGCGTATCCGGGGCTCTACTCAGGCGGTGCGATAGTCAATCTAACCCCTTCAAAATGTACGGTTAGCGGGGCTGAGAACTGCCTCTGGAGAAATCTGACGGACTATTACAATATTGATGTATTTACCCGGATGGACGCTGATCCTCTCTATGTTTCATCTGAAGATTATTATTTACAGAGCAAAGCGGGGCATTATACAGAAAAAGGTTATGTGCTGGACTATGAAAACTCCCCTTGTATATTCCCTGAGTATGAGCTAGGGGCGTACTGTGGCACTTCACATGCGTCAATATACTGTTACCCCCCTAAACCTTCTGTAGTCATTCCTAGAGCCTCTGAGAGCGATTTAAAAGCATTTGTTCAGGCTCTTAGAGATGGAGGATATCTTGAGGAAGGGGATGAAATTAGATTAATCATAATCGTAATGAAATTAGATTAATCATAATCGTTGTGAACTACCACCGAGCTAAAGCTGTGGGGCTTCCTTCCTTCTGACCGTGAGAAGAGGGCGACTTAAACAACTCTTAGGCGGGTTTTTTGTTGTTCCCCTCTTTTCTCTTTTTTTCCTCGTTCATCCGTACATCGTAGCAGCCGAAAAAATAAGCAAGCGCGGTAGACGTTAGTTCTGATGCGCTTGAGAATTTCCCATCGTTTACGAGAGTGTCTATTCGATCTTTCAGATACGGGCTAATCGTTGCGCTCAGTTTCTCTTTTTTCGGTTCAATTTTTGAGTCCTCCATACATATTAATTTAACTTTTTGTATATAAATGATTATGTGCTAATTAGCACATTTAGGAATACTTATATATGATAAACGTCTACTATTATGTGCTAATAATCACAGTTTCAAAAGGTGAATTATGACAAGATTTACAGTTGATTTATCAGACTCAGACAGCAAATTCCTGAAGTGGCTAGTAACAGAAGGCAAAATAAAGAATTACAGTGATGTGGTAAGGCCAGCCGTTTCTAAATATATAGCTGAGTTAAAAACTTTAGAAGGATTCAATCCAGATAAATAACCCCCGGTTATCCTCCTCCGGGGGCATCATGCCGTGATGCAGGTTAAACTCCTGTATATGGCCAAACGGAAATTAAAGAAAAAGTGTATCGACTATAAACTCCCTTTGGAAATCGAGGGTAACAATGATCCTAGAGTTATTTCAAACTAAGGGAAAACAATAGTACGAACCAACCGCCCGGAGCAATCCGGGTCAAGTACTCCCGTAGTGTAGTGGTCAATCATTTCAGCCTTTGGAGCTGAAGACCCCGGTTCGAATCCGGGCGGGAGTTTCATCCGAGTGGAAGAGGAACGGATGTAAAAAGGATATTCCTCAAGGGCGGCACGCCTGACGGTGAGGGCATCCCGAATGGTCGGGACTTCAACGTGTACGAGCGAGATAATGGAAAACAGAAACGTATGCAGGTCGACAGCGCAAACGGAAACAAAAACCGCGAAGTGTTGAATCTCAGGTTCAATTCCTGACCGCCCTATTGCCGGGGCTTCCTGGCGTGAAATTTTGGAGTATGAAAACGTGGGAAAAAAAGTAATACTCGATCTCAGAAACGATATCCCTCAAGACGTGGGATATGTAATTCCTGGGAAATTTGCAAAACGGTATTACAGTGTTGAAGATATCCCGGTCCTGTTGGATGTAATCGCGAGTCGAATGAATGTACTGAGAACAGAACCGAGAGAACTGTTTGATATTATAATTTTTGGGAATGTCCAGGCTAGTGTTTTCGGCAGGATTGTAATTAATCTTAGCCGGTGGGATGATGTTGAATCCCTTGTGTATATTCGTCCTGGGGATGAGCCTGTAAGGATTTTCCCTGAGTAAAAAAATAAGGAGCCAACTAAGATGAGTGATTTTGATACGACTATGGTGAGGGATCTTGCCCTCGCTGATGAGAAGAGAAATACGAGAGTGCAAAAATACTGTTCTTTTTGTGGGCAGCCGTTCCTAGGAGACCAGAACGACCCCGAAACACGCTGTAAAGATTGCAGGTGGGGTAACTTATGAGCGTTTTCGAGAAAACAATCAAAGACCTGCAAGGACTTTACCCGGATCTTATTCTCGATGCTTCCGGTAAATCTGCCAAGAAACCCGTAACCACGAAACTCGATTTGGTAATATACGAAGATAAACAGCCTCCAGAATGGGAAGCTGTAGACAAAGAAACTGAAGAGGTTACTCTTGTTAAAGATGTTGCCGGGGCCCCTAAACTAATTATCCTTGAGTTTGTAAGCGTTTTTAACGAGTTTAAGGGGGAAGCTGTTAAGAACGCAACGATTGAGCCTGTTAAAGCTCCTGAAGAGCCTGAGAATAAGGCTGAAGAAGTTATACAAGAGCCTCCAAGTGACGCTGATAGGCGGGCAATGCTTGATGAGATAATGGACGGGAAAGTAGAGCCTGTTAAACATGTGCCAAATAAAGCACTCGCGGCGAGAGAAAGGGCGATTTCCAAAGCTCCTGCTACAATACCTCTGGATATAAGAAACATGCAGATTCAGGAGCTTACCTTTGAGGACATAAAAAACTATGTATGCCCTGATGCTACGGACTCCGAAGCATTTATGTTCTTGAAGTTGTGCCAGGCTCGCAATCTTAACCCGTTTATTGGTGAAGCTTACCTGATAAAATACGGGAATGATAAGGCTCAGATGGTCGTAGGAAAGGAAACGTTTACCAGGCGGGCAGAAGTAAACCCTCATATAAGAGGCTGGAAAGCTGGAATTATTATAAGAGTAAAAGCTGAAAAGGATAAGTCAGCGGGACCAATCGAGAGAAGAGAGGGGGCTTTTATCCTGCCAGAAGAAGAGCTTCTGGGTGGATGGGCTAAGATTTTCAGGGATGATATAGAAGAACCTCACCTGTATGAAGTAACGCTTCAAGAGTACCTGGGAAGAAAGAGGGACGGGCAGATAACAAAGATGTGGAGAGAAAAGCCCTGTACGATGATAAGGAAAGATGCTCTTGTGGGCGGGCTCCGAGAAGCTGCTCCTTCTGAGTTTTCTGGGATGTATGACCAGGCTGAAATTGAAGGGGGAATAATCGAGGCTAATTTTGAGGAAGTGGAAGCATGAGGAAATCACGCTTCGCAGAATCCCTCTTAAAAGCTCGCTCTAAGGGGGAAATAACCTCCCCTTCTGTCATTTCCCTTTACGGTGTCCACCGGGTAACAATCGAGCCCGGATGCGAAATGAAAGAGATGTTTGGGAAGACCCAGGCGACCCTTGAAGAGATTAACGAGACTCTCAAGAAACTTGCCGGGAAAGACGAGCAAACCGTTCAGATCGTCAAGGAAGTTCTCTTACAAGCCCTTGAAGCGCCTGAAAGTGCGAAAGAGATAGAAGAACCTGCTGAACTGTCTGTGAACATTCCAGAGGCTATTATAGAGCCTGATAAACCATACGGACACATAGTTTACAGGGGCGACCTGCCAGAAGAAGACTGGAATAGAGTTTCTCGCTCGAAGTGTCTGATGTGGAGAGAAGAAAACGGCGAGCCTATCATAAAATATAGAAATGAAATTGTCCGTCCGAGCTGGACCCTGATGAAAAAACTGTCTAAAATGAGACCGCAGGAAAGGAGCGCGAAAATTCACAGGCTCATGCGGAATGTTGACAAAAAGGAGACACGTCACCGTTTTTCAGCGTATAATGTTTTTGCAGACTGTATAAAATATGGGAATATTATCGTACCTGGAGAATTGAAATGTATGGTGTCAAGAAAACCACGCAGGTGGGAGTTAGACAGATTGCGGAGATGTCAGGTAGGGGATGCTCGATAAAAGAAATATACGCTGAGGTTAAGGGAGGGATGGGGGATTTGATTGAACATAGGAGTAAGTTGAGAAGATGGGGGGTGTGGTAATGCCTCCAGCTCTCACAAAAGAAAGACTCATAGAAAATATCTCAGAAAAACATAAGGCTCTCGAATTTGGGTTTTCTCAAGATCCTGATAAGGATATTGAAGCAATCCACAGGTGGACCAAGCGACTTATCAAAGAACACTGTGCTTTCCGCCTGGATGCCGCAGGAAACGAGCAGAAGCCATATACTGAGAAAGAAACGGGCTTGCCTATAGGAACGATGGAAACGAAAGATAAGACGAATAGGAAGCAGGTTCTTGATTATTGGCCTTATATCTGCGTGAATCCCGGCGAATGGATACCTCTATCTTTTGGGATTGAACGGAAAAGTAAAGAAGATTGGCATGGTACGTTATTCGCAGGGGAAAATTACAGGAGATTTAAGAGGGAAATCAACACGTTTAAGGCAGATCCAATCTTAAAAAATATGTATGTCTTTGTAGAGTGTGATATGCCCGAATGGGTCACTTATTACCCGCACGTCTGCCGTTATAATCGCGACCAGATAAAGAAGATGATTGTATCTAAAGAGAATGCGCTCGCCTCGGTCATGTCAAAAGATAACGTTCATGTCTGCTGGAAAGGTTCTAGGACTAAGGCGGCGGGATTTATTAAAGATTTGACATTTCAGTATGCAGTAGAGCACTATAACGAATGGCTCAATCTATAAGTGCGGCGACCCCCCTAAAAAACGCTCTTCCTCTTTTTACAAAAATGTGCTATACATCACATTATTTTTTCAATGTCGGCAGCCATTATTAAAAATGAATATATATTACAATGTGCTAAGTGTCACAGATCAGAATACTTAAATATGTTGACGACTATCTGAGTTTCGGGCCTCTCAAAATCCACTTCTGAACGAAAAACCGTTTAGACCCCTTTGTCGAATCTATTCCTTTGAAAAACAGCCGGTAGTTTTAGCCCAGGGAAACCGGAGCCATCCAAAACCCTGGGCGAATACTTTTCACTTCATTTTGATAGGAAGTGACAAAGACTATTTTTCACATGCATAATATAAATAAGTTTTCTTTTCTAACATTTTATTTTTAACAGTTCGTAACATATATTAGAATATATATTCAGTATGAAGAGTCTGGTTTTTCTATTGGAAAGCGTTGGATTATTTGGAAATATGGATTTTTATATTTATAGGGTTACAGTGTGAAATATATTTGGGGATTTTTATTTAATTTTTTTGATGAGTAGGAAGGCTTATATACAACTCCGTACAATTATGTAATAATACAAAATATAGGAGTGTAGTATGCCACCTAAAGGATGGAAAAGCATCAACGTGAAAGAAGAGGACTTTGAGCTTATTGAAAAGATAGCTAAGAAGCGGGGCATGAATTACTATTCTGCTGTCGTTTTAGCATTTCAAAACACTTTCCCGAATGATTTTCCTAAGAAATTAGAAGCATAATAATAAATAAAAGAATTCTCATAAAAGAGAGGTACGATTATGAAAATAACAGGAGCCATTATAGTTACTACTATTTTTCAAAGACGTATGTGGAGGGTTTAAATATGACCTGTTTAGACCCATTCCCCGAAGATAGCCCCAGTAATTTTAGGATTATCAAGCCGGGTTATTTTGAGGAATATCTGAAAGATGCGCCTCTCGCGGATTGTCAAAAACAATTCATTGAATGTATAAAAGACCCTGTAATTTTATCTTTGTTGAATCTGTTTCTCCTTGAGAAAGTTGTTCCATTATCCACGATTAAAGAACAGGAGCGCGTTCTTGAAAATCTGAGTGAAGGGATGGAAAAATGGGTACATGAGAGGGGATTTGATGACCTCTAAACCGGGGCTTTTACTCATGGGGGCATCAAAAGAAAGGCAGTTTTTAGACTTGTGGAATGATCCAGAACTAAAGCCGGTAATCGAGAGCCAAATAGGTAAATACCTGCTTTCGGATGCGGGGCGAAGTATAATATCAGATGTTTTTTTCTCGATGCTTGGGGATACAAGACTACTTAAACGGGTCGGGCTTCTCGAAGCATATACAGGACTAGACGTTGATTCTCATTGCGTCGGATCTGATTGGGAATGGGAAGAAATGAGCTCGGTTGAAAGGGAGATGTACCCGGAGAATAAGAAAATCGTAGTACAACCTCTAAACGCTCAACTTTCTCTTATTGCTGATAGAATTAATGATGCTTCTTTGCCTGTCCTTCGTGAAACCGTTTTTTCTGGAAACGAAACGGAGGTACGCGCGCGACTCCTCAAAGATCATCTTCCTGATGTTGGCATGAGAAACGGGAAGCGGTTCTTAACATCCCAGGAAGTTCAAAAATACCTCTTGTATGAGATTGACGAGGCACACAGGACAACCGAGAAGGCAGCTAGGAAAGTCGCAAATGATGTAATGAAAAAGGCTTTTGAGAGGTTTCCTGAGAGCCTGATACTTACTAAAAATAAGAAAAGACTTAATGTGATTGAATTTGTAGAGAAACGCTAACAGGATCACCGTAACCGCGTGGTTACGCTTAGCGTAACTGGCGTAACCAGTTACTCACGCTAATCAACTCATCTAACCAAGAAAACATGAGAAAAATAAGGGTTTTGAAAGATATGTGATAAAAGATAATAGTACTCTAAAAATAAAGAAGAAAACTTGACTAAAAATGTCGTTTAACTTCTTTGAATATTATAGATATAATAACACGAATAGATTATAATGTAATACAATTTCATGTTTTAGATTGGTAAGATTGGAGGTTCCCGGTTACAGTTTTTCTTTGCAGCGTAACGGCGTGGTTACGCTGGTTACGCAAAAATACTATCTAAAAATATCGAGATGATTATCATGCGTTTAATGAGTGTCCCAGAATCTAAATATCATTATCTTCCAGCAAAAATTATGTTACTTTCATCTAATATATCTTGTATTTTTCAAGTTCCAACTATCAAGACTCTAAGCTCTCTGGAGAAAGTCAAAGACCCTTCATTTCCATTCGATGTAAAATTACACTTCAGACAAAGACCGGATCACTGGAAAGAAGTTCAGGCTTTCAGATTTGAAAACAAAATTCACTATACAAGAGATGCAGAAACGGAATACGTTAAGCACAAAATAGAACTTCTCAATAACGATCTTTCCTTATATCTTCGCAAATATCCTGACGTGGATGAAGCTTTCCAGGCGTTCAATAAATCCATGAAGGGGTATGTTCTTACATATGGAGAAGGGCTTATCAGGAGGGCTTTAAAACGGCTCGCGTAATCATGCCTCAAGCAGAGCCAGTATTCCGGCTTAATTTTCAGATGAAATATCCAGGTCCAGAAGCTTATCACTTCCCTTCAGGACCTCCCCACCTCTCTCCCTGTATGTCATCGTATTGGAGGTCAATACCAATCCGACCAGGGGAAAAACAAGATGAAAATGAGTATTGAACATTCCTTTGAATACACGAGGTGTTAACAATGTCAAAATCACCAACATTAGCTTTAATCTTGTCCATAGTCCCAGGCTTAGGCCACGTCTACGCTATGGGTACAGCAGGAATCCCAAGAGCACTTGTGTTCTTGGGTAGTATAGGTATCTCAATCTGGTTCTGCCTGATCCTCATAGGGTTCATCATGGTTCCTATCCTGTGGATCTGGTGTGCTGTTGATGCAATGGGTATGGCAGCTAGAGCAAACCAGGGACTAAATAAAAATACTACTTTTGGAGTGTGAATTATTTTTTTTCTAAAATTCAGTTAACGCCGTTAACACTATTACATTTAAAATTAATATATCAAATGGGAATTCCTATGACTACAATCAAGAAAAAAACGAAGAAAAAAAGGGTAAAACCTCCACGAAATCCCGAAGTTTTCAGATGGACTCCGCAACGCAAAAAAGCTGCATTATTATTATCAATCGGCACTAAAAATTATGAAGAAGTAGCTGCAGAGGTTCGGGTCCACATCTCAACCCTCTGGGAATGGCGGAAAAATCCAATCTTCCTCAAGGAAGTCGACGGGCTCACCCTCGAAAACGAATTGGCAACCAGGGCAGGCCTTCTCCGGGAATGCATCAAAGGCCTTGACCTGAAACGAGACAAAATTGAAAATGACAAGAACACACATCTCCATTACGTCCAGGCAATAGCTGACCTCCAGGGTCTGACAAAACAAAAGGTCGAACTTGATGCTAATATGAACCACACCGGCGGAGGCGCAGTAACGATATACATTCCAGACAACGGGCGGGATAAAAAACAAGATGACGAACAAGAATAGTCCTGATAAGGAGATCCGTCCTCAACCAGGACCCCAAGAATTTTTTCTTTCTTCTCCGGCTGACATTATCATATATGGCGGGAGTGCGGGCTCTGGAAAATCTTTTGTACTTCTTATCGAGCCTCTCAGACATATACACGTAAAAGGATTCACAGCTAATATTTTCAGAAGGACATATCCTCAGATCATGAACGAAGGTGGCCTGTGGTCCACATCTCAGGAAATCTATCCTTACGTTGGAGGAAAGCCCAGGGAAGCAGATGTGCGCTGGAAATTCCCTTCCGGAAACTCTATCAAATTCGCTCACCTCGAGCATGAGAAATCAAAACTGGAATACCAAGGCTCTCAGATCTGCTATATTGGTTTTGACGAATTAACACATTTCAGCGAAGGCCAATTTTTCTATCTTCTCTCCAGGAACCGTTCAACCTGTGGGGTCAAACCTTACGTTAGAGCAACCTGCAACCCGGACCCGGATAGTTGGGTAGCTCAGTTTATTGCATGGTGGATAAATCAGGACACAGGCTATCCAATCCCTGAACGCTCCGGTGTAATCCGTTATTTTGTTCGCCATGGTGACGCTATCTATTGGGGTGATAGTACCACGGAACTATGGGAACAGGTACAAGACAGAATGACCATAGAAGACTTTCATCCCACTTCATTCACTTTCATTTCTGCAAGGCTTGAAGACAATCCAGCACTCACAAGCAAAGACCCAGGATATAGAGGTAGGCTTCTTTCTCTCCCTCTAGTGGACCGCGAAAGACTTCTAGGCGGCAACTGGAAAATAAGAGCAAGTGCCGGGAATATGTTTAAGTCGGAATGGTTCAAGTTTCTCGAAGCTAGGGAAATACCCTGTAATCCTCAAGACTTGAAGAAAGTCCGATGGTGGGATACAGCAGCCACAGAACCAAATAAAGATAATCCTAATCCCGATTGGACGATAGGCGTACTCATGGGTGAGCACAAAGGCGAGTATTTCATTCTCGATGTTCAACGTTTTAGGAAGAGTCCGGCAGCCACAGAAGAGGCTATGAGAACAACGGCAGAAATGGACGGTAAAACTGTAGAAATCGGAATGGAGCAAGAGCCAGGGAGCGCAGGGAAGCGAGAGGCTGAACGTTTTAAGCGGTCCATATTCGCGGGATATTCTTTCCGGGCAGAACTTTCAACAGGGGATAAAGTTACAAGGGCTAAACCCTTCTCTTCTGCTTGTGAAAATGGATTAGTCCATTTAGTCAGAGGTTCTTGGAATTATGATTTTATTTCTACTCTTGTTAATTTCCCTGATGCTCAGTATCACGATGATGATGTAGACGCAGCGAGTGCAGCACATAGTTATCTATCTAGGAAGATAAACAGTAATTTTAGTCTTTCTGGATTGGTAAGGACAAAAAGGCGATAACATGGACGAATACAAAGATCTAAAATCAATAATCGACGAAGCAACTGGAGTACACAAAGACGCAACTAGAGACAGACCGTACGACGGACAACCACATACTTCCGAAGGGATACGAGGGAAAACCTTAGTCGAAGGTCTTACCATGCGAGATGTAGCTGACTGTATGGCCATTGGATTACTCGAAGCATCCGGTATACCAGAATTACAGGACGCAGCAGAAAGAGGAATATGGACATACAACGACCTGTATAAGCTCGAAGATTTTGATCCTGTTGCAGCCATTCAATGTATGGGGTGCAACCTCGAAAAGATGATGGGGATTTATCCAAACGTTCCGAAATTGCACTTTGAAGATAAATAATTCATTTTTTTCTTATTTTTTCCAATAAATACCACACATTTTTATACAAAAACCCCCATATTTCTATTGTTAACGGCGTGAACAACTAAAAGAAGGTGGTCATCTTATGGACTGCATAGCTCTCCAAGAATCTATCTATTTTATCTCAGGCATTCTCGCGGCTGTAGCAGGCGCATATGGCACGATGAAAACACAGGGTAAGGTAATCTATCCTATCCAAAAAATTGAATCAGGAAAAGCCCGGATAAAAGCTCTCATCGAACAACAGGAGGCAGCCGGGCCGGTCATTGACATACTTGATAACATTTCTCCCGCAGAATTGAACGCAATTCTTGAGAAAGCGAAGTGTCTGTCTGATGATGGATTCAGCGCAGCCGAAGCGCAGGAATTAGGCGTTATGATTGTGACAGCAGTTAAGGAAAAGTGAATGCATGCCTGAGTTGAACGCCGCGGCTCCTGGTAAGAAAAGCTCGTTTCGACTAGCAGCAGCAGCCGGTGTATTAGGAAAAAAAGAAAACCCGACGAATTTCGGGGATTACACGAATTTTGATACTTCTAACAGATTTTTCAGATATCAGCAGCTCGTTAAGTCAACTCCCTATGCTTCTATCGGAATGAAAAAACTCAAGACTTCGCTAACGAAAGGACTCGATTTCGATGGCAAGAGCAGGCGACAAGTTGAAGAATTTAGAAAGTGGATGAAAAAAACTAATCTAGTCGGACAAGTTCAAAATGTCGCAGGCTCACTTTTCCGAGATGGGACTTTTTGCGGGGCATTAAACGGCAACAATCCTGACACTCTCAAGCTTCAGCCTCTTTTAATGGCACATACTACGCTTCTTCCCGAAGGCATAGAGCATGGAACAGCCTCTAAGGTACTTTTACAGCCTCCTATTAAGGAGTTCGTTGTTAATGAGGGAAGCACAGGGGACGTTCAGGAAGTCACGTATAAGGCTCAGGATGTAGTTTATGGGGCTTTGGATGAATGGGACTCAATCCAATTAGATATTAGAGAACGTGAAACATGCGGGCTTTATGGTGAGAGCCTAATTGATCCTATTGAACTTTCTATAAGATATCTCCATGTCATAAATCAAGGATACGTGGAGTTCGTTAAAAAATACGGTATGGGGAGATACAGTTACTCTTTCCCTATTTTAGAAAAATTACTCGAATCCAATATTATAGATTTCAATGTTTTTCAAACAGAAATTAATGACTGGATGGAAGATAACAAGAACCTTTCACAAAATGAAGATCTCGTCGGCATCGTAAAAGCGGAAGCCATCGATGCTAAAGGCTCTTTAGATATAATGGAATTCAAAAAAGCCTTAGAGACTGACATCCAGCTTGGTTTCTTACAAAGTGACTTATCAATGGGCGACTCGAAAGGGTCAACTTATGCAGCCGGTTACGTTTCTGAAAATAGCAGGATGGTCGCTCTCGAAAATCTACAGCTCAATCTTTCTAATATTGTTAACGATTTCATTAACAGACGGCTCGTTTTGCAAAATAAATCTGAAGATTCAGTGGAAATAATCTTCGATGAATTAAGCCTCCCTCAGATGTCGGCAGCCGAGATAACTGAATGGTATGCGACGGGGATTATTACGAAGGAGCAGGCTTTAGAGTGGGGCGGGTTTCCAGTTTTAGAATCAGGCGGTGAGTAAAATTGAATTCAATAGTTCCAGCAGCAAATTACACTTTCGACGCGAGTGAAAAAACAATCACTCTATCAAGTCCATACAATTTGATGACGGAAGAACAAATCGTCACAATTCGGAACATCACGAAAAACCAGCTTATTTATGATTCTGCCAATACCAACAGGGGGCAGATATCAATAACAAACGGTACAACATCAGTAAACATCAGGCATGGTTTCCACAAGACCCCATCATCGATCCAAATTACTCCAACAAGTTCATTGGGCACTGCCTCATCAATATGGGTCTCGTCCAAAGATACAGGTACAGGAAATTTATTTACTGTTTCTACCAATGTTGATCCTGGGCAGGATGTTACATTTGATTGGCAGGCTACATTGTGAGGTTCTAAATGCAAAAAATAGATGTATTCCACGAGCGATAAATAGCGATACTGGGGTAATTTTTGAAGGGACGTATGTAATTTTGTGAGGGCATCATGGTAACATACATAGTCAATGACCGACTACTTTGGAAAGGTATTTCATGGGTCTGGTGTCAAGGTTCGAGAGTTGATCGGTCTAACGCTTGGGTTGACGACAACGGCGACCTCAACCTAAGAATGCAAAGGTTTGACGGTATCTACAAAGGTGTACTGTTTGAAACGCCGACTCCATACCAATACGGGCGAATGAGATGGACGGCAAGCTCCCCCACGCTCAACATCGAGAGAAACGCGAGCCTGGGTCTCAACACCTACTATGACGATCCCAACACAACCATTCCCAACGAGCTTGACATCGAAATCAATCAATGGCCTGGATATGATGAGAGAATCTGGTTTTCCTGCCATCCTGCAAGCATCGACTCACATCCAGAAAATATCCATTACGGCTGCCTTTCTACAGACCCATATGTAAACGATTGCGGCTGCGTCTATACAATAGAGTGGACACCCACTTATGTTTATTATTCAGTAGTCGCATCGGACGGCACGACAATATTAGAGTGGAACTATACAGGCGACGATATTCCGCATACAAGTGCGTATATCTGCATGTTTTTTGGGGTGCTCGCGCAGGGAGCAGGCCCAGCAAGTGGCAACCCCCGAACTATAAAATTCTCAAATTTCGAATTCGACAACATGCGGATAGCTGCGAATTTCAGCGCACCTGTCAGAAGCGGGACAACTAATACTACATTCAGTTTTTCAGACACTTCGACAGGGTTACCAAGAACCTGGCTCTGGAATTTTGGAGATGGAACAACTTCAACAGCGCAAAATCCTACGCATAGATACACTTCTCCCGGCACTTATACCGTCACGCTCACGGCTACCAATGCAGTTTCCAACGATACTGAAACAAAGAGCGCATACATCACGGTAGCCTCGACAGGCGGCACCACTCCCGTGACCTACCCCACGAATGGGAAACTCACATGGAAAGGTATTGAATGGAATGTCAGGTCATACGCGGGCAACCCAGGCGGTGACGATAACCAATGGCTCACGAATGGCGCGTACATTGACAGTTCAGGGCGGCTACATCTAACAATAACAAAAGAAGGCGACACTTTCTATTCATCTGAATTGTGCTCTCCTACAAAATATCGTTACGGAGTATTCCGGTGGCGTATAGAAACCCCCCTTAATGATCTTGATCCTAATGTTTGCTTGGCGGGCTTCACGTATCTCAATGATACTACCGAGATAGATATCGAATATTCAAAATGGATCTATGATACACGGGAACTCTGGTATTCCAATCAACCGACACATTCCCCCGGCTATCAAATAGAACAGGCTCAGCCGGTCATCGGACAAATCGACTGGTCGCCCTCCCGTATAATATTCTCATCATGGTACGCTGACGGCACACTCATAGCGCAATATCAGATGACAACAGATATCCCGGATGAGGACTCGTACTTCCTACTCCAATGTTGGCTCAACGATCCGGCAGCAGGTACGGCTTCAGGTGGCAATCTCGATTTTGTATTTTCCGACTTTTCGATAAATCCGACCACGGATACGGTTTTTACTCCCGTTGCCAATTTCACCGCTAATGTCACCTCTGGAACAGCGCCCCTAACTGTCCAATTTTCAGATACCAGCACAAATACGCCTACTTCATGGGCTTGGAACTTCGGAGATGGCACTACTTCAACATCGAGAAACCCCTCTCATCAATATTCGACAGCAGGCACGTACACAGTCGCGCTAACTGCTACCAATGCGGCAGGTAGCGACACAGAAACGAAAACGGCGTATATTAGTGCGTCAGCCCCGGCACTCCCTTCAGTCCCAATTTTGGAAAACATCGTGCGAAATCCAAATTTTGAATCGTGGTCGAATGGGACATCAGAAGCAGCGCCGGATGGCTGGATTATATCAGACGATACAACCACAACAGGCGGGCTGTTCAGGTCAAGCGACGGCGCAACCGGCTCGTATTCGCTCGGGATCATGGGCGACGGGATACAACATTTCAGAGGGCATGTGATATGCTTCCCGCAGGTCACAGCAGCCCCTGTGAAAATGGACGCGTGGGTAAAAAAAGTTGGATCTGCTACAGGCGGCGTTCAGTTGTTCTGTTGGAATGGTGCTGATAATTATAAAGCGGTGTTCGCGGATGAAATACAAATGGATACATGGACTCATGTGTCCTGGGATCTGACAACACACGACGCAATAAACAATATAGAAGTCGATGTCTACTCATGTGAATATACTAAAGGCACTTGGTTAGTAGACAATGTTCAGGTTTCTTGCGAAGTGCCTGTCTATGACATGGACGAAACTATATCGGCTTCCAACATTCAGAATCAGTTCACGTATAATCCGACAGGTGAATACTTAGTCTCGAATATCTGTGTAAATTTCCTTACATACCCCTTGACAGATTACGATATCAGCTCAATCACCGCGACCATCGACGGTAGCTCAAGAACTGTATGGAGGCGGGACAATTATGTCTACATCGGCACGTCAGGGCTGGACGTCTCCCCTCATACAGTCATCATTCAGGCGACCCGAAGCGTCGAGGGGAACCCGCCTGTCGCGGCTTTCACCGCAGATCAAACTTCAGGCACAGAACCCCTAACAGTCACATTTTCTGATACAAGTACTCAATCCCCCACGTCATGGTCTTGGACTTTCGGAGATGGTGGCACTTCAACTGCGAGGAATCCGGCGCATATCTATTCCGATCCTGGGACATACACTGTTTCCCTTACCGTGACGAATGCAGCAGGTAGCGACACAGAAACGAAAACCGATTATATCACGGTCACGGCTGCTGAAGACGCTCCGACTGCCAATTTCTCTGCTAATGTTACGTCTGGAGCTGTCCCGCTTGAGGTCACATTCTCGGATTCGAGTACGGGAAATCCTACGTCCTGGCTGTGGAATTTCGGGGATGGCTCGACATCCTCAGATAGGAATCCGGTACACACCTATACGATTTCTGGAAGTCGTACGGTGACTCTGACAGTTTCCAATACGGCGGGCAGCGATTCTGAGACAAAAACGGGATATATTACGACCACAGCAAAATCGGTAACGCATTGGTTCTGGTATTGGTTCAGCCGATTATGGAGGTAATTATATGCAAGAAATTTATAAAGATGGCACTACTCAAGAGGTATTTTTTGATGCTGTCAGC